ACACAGTTGGACTACCATCTGTAGTTGTTGCCGCTTTATGAGGTGGATGGGGTTTTTTGGCCCAAGGAGCGTGTGGCGTTATAGAACTAACATGTAATCCAACTTTAATTCCATTAGCAAATACAGTATCGGCACCACGCATTATTGCGCCACCTTCCTGATTTGTATCACCTACACGACTTAACTTTGCCATTTTATCCCAATACGATTTTTTTACTAGGTACCTTAATGCCAGTTGTTGCTTCTAGGTACTTGTCTTTGATGCTATCATCGGTCTCTGCATACATTGCAACACTAGTAGTATTTAGCTTAAATTCACCCTTCGGATTTGCAGTAAAAATACTTGGAATCATTTGCATTCCCTGTTGTGAAGGGGCAATAGATACTGGTTCTTCAATATGAATAAATTCCCCACCTGATTGAACAACTTTAGCTATAAGTTCTTCTCCCGAGTTAAGCTTAAATGTATATACTGTATTTGATTCGATTGTTATTTTCATTAGATACTTTCTGTTAATTTTTGTTTGAGTTCGGTGAAACCACCGATTAGTACGTCATCTAAAATGATTTGTGGTACTGTTCTTGCTGACGGTATTGCTTCAAGCAATTCTTCTTTAGTATATCCATCTCCGATCTTACGTTCTTCAAATTGTATACCTTTACTTGTTAATAGCGCCTTTGCTTGGTCGCAGTAGGGACAATGGTACTTAGACCAAATAATTGCCTTCATTTTATTTCCTTTTAAATATTTGGTAAGTCATCATAGTTTAATGATTCACTCATTACACCTATAACGTAATTTGTTGATTCAGTTTCTTGCAATGCAGATTGTTTCTTACTGGTATCGGAGTGCTTGTTAAACCAGGGAATAGGTGTACTCTTTGGCGATGGACTATTATATCGTATGCCAATTTCTTTTAATGCACCTACGGCCGTATAATCTACAAAGTCTTTTAATACTGTTGCATTTAATCCAATAACAGGGCCCATCTTAAATAGATAATCAGCCCAGTCTTTTTCTTCTTTAATAACATCTAGGTATAGTTGATAGACTTCAACTTCGGATTCTGATTTAACTTGTGCAAAACGACTATCTTCTTTTACAACTTGATTAATAAGGTAAGCAGTCCAGCCTTTATGTAACAATTCATCTTGGAGAATTAAACTGATAATGTTACCATTACCAATAAAGATTTTGTTCTCAACCATTGCTAAACTAGTAGCAAATGATACCATAAATCTAAATGCTTCCAATGCGTAACTAGCATGTAATGCCATGTAAATTGCTTTGATGTGTTCTTTCTCGTTTACATCTTGCCCTAACTCTTTGCGACAGTTAACTTTATGTAGTTCATCATAGTAAAGACCCACACTACTTGCCATGTCAACAATCTCTTTTGTATCATGTATTGTATTGAATACATCTTTGGGTACATTATATATGTTACGAATGATGTGACTGTATGACCTACTATGAATATTTGATTCAAAAAATCCCCAATTAAACATCAATGCTTCTAGTTCAGGTAAGGATACTACCGGAGTAAACACTTGAGTTGGACCTCTACCCTGTAAACTATCTAGTGCTGTTTGACGTAACAGATTACTAGTAAAGATATGTTTAACCGCATCTGATGCATCTTTGAAATCATTGGCATCTTTGGTTAATGAAATCTCTTCTGGAACCCAGAAGAAACCACGTGCCGTTGTTTCAAAGTCTGCAATCTTTTTATATTTCACCTCCTCAAACCTTTGAATGGTTACGGGACCTTCCGGGTCCAAAAACATTTTTCTATTCAAATAATCTGTCTTAGTGTGTAAGTTGTATTGTTGTTTTGACATTGTTTTTCCTTAAAGCTTACAAGCTTCGCAATCTTCTTCATCCATATCATTAAAGCCACTTGGCAAATCTAATACAGTTTCATCTTGACTCTTACTACCTGCTTTGTTAATCAAGCTATAGTAGAATGTTTTTAATCCCCACACATGTGCCTGCATCAAGTTCTTAGCAATCAATGTTGTTGGGACTTTTCTCTCAGGGAAATGTGCTGGATTATAAAACGTATTAGTACTTATGCTTTGATCAACATAGGCTGCAATCACAGCCGCTGTCTTTAAGTACCCGTCACAATCTTTTTGATCCCACATCAATTGATATTTGTTTTTCAACTTATGATATTCTGGGACAACTTGTACAAAACTTCCTGCTTTACTTTCTTTAACTGAAATTAAACTCATTGGCATTTCAATACCATTAGTGCTATTGATAACTACACTACTAGATTCTACAGGAGCCACTGCCATTTGTGTAGCATTACGGACACCATGACTACGCATCATAGCACGTAATCCTTCCCAATTCAATTCAGGTTCAAAGTTTGTTAATTCATTAACACCTTTAGCACGTAACTCCCAGGGAAATATACCTTGACCATAACGTGTTTTATCACTATGTTCACATCGTCCACGTTCTTGTGCTAGTTCTACACTTGCTTCAGTTAAGTAGAAGGATAAGTGTTCCATCCACGTCTTGACTTCAGCCAATGCGTCTTTTTCTCCGTACTTGAGACTTCGCTTGGCGTGCCAGTAGGCAAGATTAGTGATTCCAATTCCAAGAGGTCTGATTTCATCGTTTGATAATTTAGATTGAATGGATAGAAAGTCTTGATAGTCAAGAATGTTATTGAGGCTACGATGCAGTATGCGACAAGCACGGCGCATATCTTCTGGGTTACGGAACGCACCCCAATTAATACTGCCCAATGTGCAAAGAGCGATACGACCATCGCTGTCATCCAGACGTTTAAAGGATTTAGTAGGTAAAAGAATTTCACAGCATAAGTTACTCTGGTAAATTGTATGATATTCAGGATCAAATGGTCCCTGTTTCATTACGTTATCAACGAACACTAAGTAAATACGACCTGTATCTGTTCGTTCTTTTAATATGCCTGACTTGAATACTTCTTCAGCCGACATTGTTTTCTTTCTCAGGTCTTTACGTTTTTCATATTTAACGTATAATTCTTCAAACAATTCTGTATTACTATAGAATGCTTGATAAAGATCAGGTACTTCGTTTGGATCAAAGAATGTTATTTGTTCTTTGTTTTTGAATCTTCTCCAGAAGAATGCGCTAAGAACAACCCCATAGTCCATGAACCTGACTCTAGTTTCGTCTGTTCCTTGATTGTTTTTAAGTACGATAAGATCATCAAACTGATGATGCCATATAGGATAGAATACAGTAGCACTTGCATTGCGAATACCTCCTTGACTGCAACTACGTAAATCGCCGAACCATTTCTTTAAGAATGGTATCATGCCGGTGTGCATAATCTCGCCACCACGAATAGGACTACCTAATGGTCGTAGTCGTCCTATTTCTAAACCAATGCCAGCACGTTTGCTAGCATACTTTGCCATCATTTCTCCGCTAGCAAATATACTGTCCAGATCATCGTCACTGCGGATAAGTACGCAACTACTAAACTGTTTAGTAGGAGTCCCAAGACCAGCGAGAACAGGAGTAGCAAGAGTGAACAAGCCATCACTGGCTGCATTATAATATTCTTTAATATAACGCATGCGGGCACTATTAGGTTCTTCATTATGAAAGACTGTAGCGGCTGCAACCATGTATCTAACTTGAGGTGTTTCATATGTTTGTTTTGTTGATCTATTTTTTACTAGATATTTTTCAATCAATTGTTCAATGGCGGCATAACTATATTGTTCGTCCTTAGAATGGTCAAGCATGTCGTCCATCTTGTTCCAATCTTCTTCACTGTACCATTCTAGTAGCTCTGGAGTATATAATCCTGTAGCAACATTAGTTACTACAATATCATAAAGACGGGGAGGCTCATAGTTACCATACACATCTTTACGTAGCATTGATAATCTTTGTTTACCTGCTACATATTGATAGTTTGTATGACCTACGTCTGGATTGTTTTCTACATCTATTAAGTCTACAACCGCACGTAACGTAATTCCATCAATTTCTGTAGTTGAAATTCCATCATAGAAGTGTAATTGACTTTTAATCTCTACCATTGAAGGGCTAACATCAGCTATTCCTACACATATCTTTGCCACTTGCGCTTGCCATTTTTCTAACATTAATGGTTCTTTTGTCCCATTTCTCTTAGTGACGTATATTTTCATTTTTACCCTATCTTATTATTAATTGTTGTTATATCTAATTTGCTTACTATATTAAATTCTTGTAGATTATTACTTATCACCGTATCAGGCCAGTAATTAAGTATATATTTTGCGTTGTCTACCAATACTAATGGTACTTCATTGCTATCAATGTCCTTAGCCAAAACGTATTCTATGTCAGTAATATTCATTAATAATAGAGTATAACACATTCCTAGACCTCTTGCAAGTGGACAATAGGTGTTTTCTACCAAAAGTTCCCAAGGACCAGGCCAATTGGGTAAATCAGTTGGGTGAAGATAGTGATTGATTAATGGCGCACATTGCCACCATTTATCTATTTCCACACATTGTTGACTTAAATCAAAGTTTTTGATTTGATTGCGTAAATTATACCAAGATTGTAATCTATTGTCGTAAGACGATTGAAATGTATTCATTAGATAACTACTTATCTAAAATTAAAAGATAGCTAACTTTGTTACTTAAAAGAAAGAAGAAAAGTTACCTTGTACTACAGACGGTGCTGTAAAGTTCCATCCATTATTGTTACCAAGATCAGTAGAAGTTAAATTAGAAAAGAAAGCAGATGATACATTACTATCTTGTATGCTTAAGTAATTTACGTTAGCTGTGCCTGTAGGTTTAGTCAATGTAAATTGAGTACCCGAAACAGAGCTATTAATAGTTACAGGTGCACCGGATTCTCCTGTCATAGTGAAGTTAGTAATTGTAGTAGTAGAACCTGCTTCAAAGGTAATAGTTGTTGCGTATTGTGTCATGGGTTATTCCTTTAGAATATATCACCTGTATTTGTTGATGGGAATGCCCTACCACTACCCCATATAATACGTACTATTCCACCGCCACCGGTACCGCCGGCTGCTGATTGATATTGGAATGCGCCACCGCCGCCACCGCCGCCACCATAGTTACCACCATTAGCTCCGGGTAATACAGCTTGGAATTGAAACGGTGAGCCTGTTCCGCCTTGTGTGCCTTGAGAGCTAGGTGAAACATATGAGCCACCGCCACCACCTGTTATAAGTGCGTTAGATCCAGGAGCACCATTTGTGCCTTGACCAAATGAACCTACACCGCCACCACCAGCTCCGGCTGATGCATAAGATCCATTACTAACACCGGCTGTAGCACCACCACCGCCACCACCGCCACCTGATCCTGCGCCGGGTTCAGGTCCTAGTGTGCCTGAACCAGAGAATCCTGCGCCAGCACCGCCGTTGCCTGCGTAACCGCCTGCGCCACCACCACCTGATGCACCTGAACCCCAGCCACCACCAGTACCACCTATACCGCCATTGCCACCACCATCGCCCACGTATGTTCCACCGGCTCTATTCTGATATCCCATCATACCACCGCCACCTTTAACAGTTGCAGGACTGACAAAATAACTATCGCCCCCTGCTAAGTTGCTAGTGCCGCCTGCTCCTGCAACAACAGTATATGATTGTCCTGGTGTGACAGCTATGTTGTTTTTCCAACCTAATCCACCGCCACCGCCACCATCACCATTGTGATATGCTCCAGGGGGACCGTAACCAGCATAATCTCCTCCTCCGCCGCCTCCGATACATACTACACAGACATTCAATACACCAGCAGGTACTACCCATGAATACGTACCCGGAGTAGTAAATGCTGCTTGGAATAAGTCGTTATTTATCATGTTAGGACTTATTTGAATATCTTGGAACGTATTAGAACCAGTAATAGTTAAAGCACCTACACCTTCTTGTATCAAAGTACCATATGTGCCTCCGCCACCAGCAAATGTTTTTACATCAGGATTATACATGTTTATATTGTACCCAGAGCCAGTGAATCCAGCTCCCGAAGTTACTGTCCAAGCATAACCAACTGTAATTGTACCACCCGTACCTGTTATAGACCTAGATCCAGTGCCAGTTGAACTTACATAACCCAACGTTAATGTTCTTGCATTTAAATTTAAGTTACCTTCATTTAATGCATAGGTACAACTACTTATTAATGTCAAATTAGCTGACAGTACTAAATTGCCGCCCGTCTGTGTAAATGTAGTTAATGTGCTAAGATTTCCAGTATCATATGTAAATGTACCACCTGTTAAATTTAAGCTAGTAGATGTTACTGATGCGTTGGCACCAAATGTTAAATCTGCGCCTGTACTAAATGAAGAAGATGCTACAGTACCAACATTTAATAATGTACCAGTTGTAGAGCTAAAGGCACCTGAACATGTTAATGTATAATTAGCAAAATCTATTGTACCTGTAGTTTGTGTAAAAGTACTACATGTTAAATTACTACCTAATGTAGTTGTTCCCGGTGAGTTAGTAACAACGGCTGCTATAGTTTTTCCGTTACTAGTAACTGTACCTGTACCACGCATAGTAATTGATAATCCAGTATATGTTCCACTACTAGATAATGTTAATCCATTAAGATTTAGTGAGGTGGTTGCTAAAGTAAATGCAGTAGTACCAAAACTTAAATTATTAAAATAACTACCAGATGTAAGTGTTGCAATTGCAGTGCCTGTACCAGTTAGTGTTAAACTAGGTGCATTTGAATATGAACCGCCTGTAGTACCAAATGTAAATGTTCTAGTAACATTAGCTTCTGCAGTAAATCCGCCAGTACCAGTCACGGTACAATTAGTAGCATTTGCCATGTTAAGAACAGTTTGTCCTGCTGTAGAATGTGCTAATACAATATTACCAGTGCCAAAATCAATTGAGCGGGCAGTACTATTAGTTGAACTGAATATACCTGTTGTTAAATTAACACTGGTTAGTATTAAATTACCAGCATTGAATGTATATGTTCCGGTCGCAGTCATTGCATATGCTTTTGCAAATGTTACAGTACCGGCATTATGAGTAAAAGTAGGGGTAGCAGTAAATGTACCATCTGTAAAAGTAAATGATCCTGAATCAATCACAAAACTTGTACTTGCTGTTAGTGTTCCACTAGTTAACTCAAATGTTGCACCTAATGTAAATGTAGTGCAACTAAGAGTACCTATATTAGAATATATACCGGATGTGAAAGTAATGGTCCCTGTACTTGTTAAACTATTAGTAGCAAAGTTTATATCACCAGATGTTTGTGTTAATGATGAGCATCCGCCCGAACCAGTAAAAGTACTTGTACCGGAATGATTAATTGTTAATGGACCAATTGTTTTACCACCAAGATTAATGTTTCCTGTACCTAGTATATTAAAAGTTAAAAGATTGGTACTACTAAGACCACCCGATAGATATAAAGTATTACAATTTAAAGTAGTAGATGTTCCTATAGCAAAACTTGTACTACCAAAGTCTAAGATATTAAACCAACTTCCACTAGCCAATGATATTACACCACTCGTACCAGTAATAGTCAAATTGAGTGCAGTAGTAGAAGAACCACCGCCGCCGTTGGCCATAGTAACAGTACGTGATCTATCTGCGGGTACAGTAAATCCACCGGTACCAGTATATGTAAAGTTAGTAATATTAGACATATTTATTACATTACTACCACTAGTGCTATAATATGCATTAATTATACCAGTACCAAAATTAATAGTACGTACATTACTATTATTAGAACTAAATATACCTACGGATAAAGTAAACCCATCAACTGTTAGTGTACCTGAACTAAATGAATAAGTAGACAACGTATTCATAGAATATGATTTTAGAAAGGTAACCGTACCTGCAGTATGTGTGAAAGTTGTAAAAGTTGTACCTAACGAGCCTGATGCACCTAAAGTAAAGCTTCCTGAATTAATTACAATAGATGTAGTAGGATTTAAACTACCGCTGTTGACAGTAACACTGGTATCGTTGTTTACAGTGAAAGTAGTACATGCGGTAGTACCAAAATTAATTAAACTTCCTCCATTGACTGTAATTGCACCAGTTGTATTAAATATATAACCATTAAAATTTAATGTAGTATTAGCTATATGAGTGTATGGTTGAGCAGTATAGAAGTCCGCTTGTAATGTAATTGATGCACCTGTTGCTAGGTATAAATTATTAATAAGTTTTCCACTATTACTATTAGAAATGGTACCAGTACCATACATAGTAACATTAAAACTAGTAAATATTGGTCCAGTACCTAACTCTAATACTCTAACATAAGGACCGGCACCACCGGCTATAGGATCTCCAGTTGTACCTATAAAGCTTAATGTATCAAGCCAACTACCTGCACTTATAGTTGGATCATTCGTTCCTGCATTAAAATACAGTTTGATAGCATTAGAAGCAGATCCACCGCTACTATTACCAAAACTAACAGTACCGGTAGCGGCTTGTGTGCCTTTAAACCCCCCTGTACCTGTCCATGTAAAATTAGTAGCATCACTCATACTAATACTACCCTGTGTAGTTATAATGTATGATGTACCAAAATTAATACTTCTAACTAAATTAGAACTTGAGCTAAATGACCCAACTGTTAAATCTGCATTTAAGACTAATCCACAAGGATTAGATGTTGCAAAAGTACAAGTAGCGGACATTACAGTAGAACTTGTTATTGTAATATCACCACTAGTAGTTGGATTAATATTTAAAGAGCTAAATGTTCTGCCATTACCTGATATTGTTCCACCTGAGTCTACTATATTAAAACTCATAGCACTATGTGTAGCACTAGTACCTAGATTTAATGACCTAATATTTAAGTTTGTGCCTGTAATAGTAGCAGTAGATCCAGTAGTATCAATTGTATTAAACCAACTACCTGCTGAAATATCAGGTGAACTTGAACTACCAGTTAACACTAGTTTTGGGGCATTAGCGATTGAGGCACCTCCACCATTACCAAAAGTTATAACTCTAACTCGGTCAGTTTGTACAGTAAATCCACCGGTACCAGTATATGTAAAGTTAGTAATATTAGACATATCTAGTACCGTTAGTCCAGAAGTCAGTGGATAGGTTAAATTAACAGTTCCAGTACCAAATAATATAGATCGGGTATTTGTATTATTAGACGAAAAAGATGGTGTAGATAGTGTAATATCAGTTATATCTAATACACCTGTATTAAATAAATATTTACCATTTGAACTACCACTTAGCATAGTATATGATTTTCTTAAAATCATAGTACCTGCATTTTGTGTGATCAATGGAACCGAACCTAAAGTGCCGCCGGCTCCGGCAGCTAAAGTAAAAGATCCGGAATTGAGTGTGAAAGTACCAGAGGTAGAATTAAAAGTTATACTGCCGTTATCCAATACATAATTTGGACCAGTATGTACATAATTGTAACAAGCGATGGTGCCGCTATTTAAAGTTAATGTACCACCGGTATACGTAAACGTACCTGTTGGTAATGAGCATGTTAAAGTAAACCCTGCTAAATCTAATGTGTTGGCTGCATGAGTATATAATGTAACTGCTAATGCGCTAGTTAACGTTACTGTGCCGCCACTTGGTGCAGTAAAAGTATATAATTGTTTACCACTACCACTGACAGTACTAGTAGCACCGTAAAAATCTATTTGCAATCCTGTATAAGCTGTAGTAGCGCCAGCTGTACTAGATAAAATTACTGAATTTGCATATACTGATGATACTGAAGGGGCTGTAGCACCTACTGGTATAGTATTTTCTGAGCAATTTAATGTTTTAAACCAGCTACCACCTGACAATGATATCCTTCTAGATGCTGAACCTGAACCTGTTATAAACATATTAATTGCGTTATCAGCAGAGCCACCTGCACTATTACCATAACTAACAGTCTGACTGGCAGATGCATTGGGACAAATTCCACCTGTACCACTCCAAGTAAAATTTCTAACATCCGACATATTAAATCCGCCGGATGTTGAAACAATGTTAGTAGTTCCAAAATTTATACTGCGAACCAATGTACTAGAGGAATTGAACGTACCAGTGGTAAGAGTATATCCATTAAGTACTATTATAGAAGGGTTAGAAGTACCAAATGTAGTAGTACCACTAACAATTATATTACTAACAAGAGTACTAGTTCCATTGGATTGTATATCTAAAGTATTGATAGTTCTAGTACCCATATTTAAAGTACCGGTACCTCTTACATTAACAGTAAGTGGATATGTACTTGTACTGCTACCTAATATTATACTGTTAACATTATATGTTGCAGATGCGGGTGTAGATGAAGTACCTCCTAAATCTAGCATATTAAACCAACTACCACTACTAATACCATATACACTACTACCACTAGTTAAATATAAATTAGGAGCATTGGCTGAACTCATTCCGCCACCATTACCAAAACTAAATAGTCTAGTACGTGACATTACTGAACGGAATCCACCGGTACCTGTCCATGAAAAATTAGTCCCGTTTCCCATTTCAATATTAGTATTACTATTCGATGAAAATGCTACATCAATATACCCTGAACCAAATAATATCGCACGTGTATTTGAATTACTAGAATTAAATTTACCAGTTGATATTGTGAAACTAGCTAAATCTAATGTACCACTAGTGAATTCTATAGTACCTGCTACTTTAACATTCAATGCGCTTCCTAATGTCCAAGTACCTACGCCAGTAAATGTTAATGTATCGCAGTTCAATGTAATACCATTAGTAGTTACTGTATTAGTAGTACTTGAATTAAATGTCAGTGTACCTGTACCACTCCAAGTAGTACTACTTAATGACATACTGCCATATACTGTAAGTGCACCTGTTCCTGAAAACGTAGTGCTACTAGTTACAGTCATGTTCCTACAAACACCACCAGATAAAGTTACTGTACCACCAGATGGGAAAAATACATCATCAGCACTTGTAGGGGCACTGGCACCACCCGCACCACCTGAAGTAGCACTCCAACGTGTAGTGGTACTTGTATTCCAAGTTCCACTGCCGCCTATCCAATATCTGTCTGCCATATTTTATTCTTTAATTATTAAGGATTTTCGTCTGTAGGCACAGCATTAATCATATCATGCCAAGCAGTATATCTCTCTAGTTTAATTGCTTCAATTGTTTCAATTGATGTATTAGCATACTCTTCCTGAGTCATCCATATAGCATCTCTGTAAATTTGAGTACCTTCACCTTTTGTGAAGATTACTTGTACTTGTCCATTAATTTGATTTATAGTATCTTCCATGTATTATTCCTTAATTAAAATCCAAAGTTCTTAGAAATTACATTCCATTTTGATTGCGTTGAATTATAAATAAATCCCACGTAATCATATTTACTACTTCCAGATGATGTTGAAGGTAAATTCAAATCCGTTGATCCGTTAAATACTGCATTCCAACTAAATGTTTGTACATTAGTAGATTGTAATCTAAACATAAGTTTTTGTCCTTGATATGGTGTGCCTGATGGTGCTGCAATAGTTAATGTACCGGCCGTTTGTGTATTAGTTTGAATAGCTAGATCAGTAATATCCGCATTGATAGTAACTGTCGTACCGTCTGCAATAGTGTCAATTCTAGGTTTTATAGCAGCTGAAACTCCACTACTGCTTACAGTAACAACGTTTGCAACACCAGCAACACCCATTGTAATATTACCATCAACTGTGGCAATATTAACATTACTTGTACCATTACTAATAGATGCACCACCACCACCGCCACCACCTGATGCAATCCAACTTAATCCACCTGCGCCATTTGTGCTTAATACATAACCATTAGTACCGCCGGTGATAACAACATTTCCTACAGCACCTAAATTACTTTGCCCAGTTACATTTAATGTACCTGTAATATTTGCACCAGTAGTTGTTACAACTAATACATTTGCGGTTCCGCCTACACTTGTAGTTACGTTACCGCCTGATGTAGCTATATCGACAATGCTGGTACCATTACTAATAGATGCACCACCACCACCGCCACCACCTGATGCAATCCAACTTAATCCACCTGCGCCATTTGTGCTTAATACATAACCATTAGTACCGCCGGTAATTATTACATTAGCATTAGAACCTAAATTAGCAGTACTAGTAACAACAAAGTTATTAGCTGTTAATGTTGTTGTTGTTTTATTAAAAGTAAGACCGGCATTTCCGCCAAAAGCACTAGAATCATTAAATTGTACTTGAGTATCAGTTCCACCGGGTGATCCTCCACCTCCTGATTGTGCTACCCAACTTAATGTACTAGATCCATCTGTACTTAGTACATAGCCATTAGTACCACCTGATATATGTAAATTAGCTACTGCACCCAATGTTACATTAGCTGTAGTTGTAAAATCAACTACACCAGTTACATTGCTTACTGTTAATCCAGTCAATGATCCAACACTTGTAATGTTACCTTGTGCATTTCCTGTTACAAAACCAGAAAAGTTGGCATTAGCTACATTACCTGTAACATTACCACCTGCTACACTATTAGCAGTTCCAACTGTTATGTTCGCAACATTTGCGTCGGTTACAACAATGTTACCATTCATGCCTCCATGAATAGAACATTGATATTTGTAATTACCTACTATGCCATATGGAACCTTCCAGTACAATGTTCCTGCTATTTGTCCTTGGGCTGATGTAGTAGTTAATACCGTTCCTGCAGTATCAACATATTCTAAACCAGTACTATAATTTGCGCCACCACTTGTTTGAATTAAGAACGGATGACCCGATACATTCAAATTAAATGCTAATGTTTGACCACTAGTAATGTATATTGCAGGATTGAGTGTAGCGCCATATTGGTCAAATAGATATCCACTTGCTCCACTAGCAGTGACATTTAGTCGTGTTGTTGCTTGTAGATATAATTCGTCTGTAGTCAATCCGGCGGTACTAAAAGTTGTAATGTTACCAAAAGTTAATGCACTTAATTGACTGCCGTTACCAGTAAAGAAGTTAGCTGTTACTAGATTGCCTAAGTTAGCATTACCGCTTGTAGTATTACCAGTTACATCTAAACTAGTTAATGAACCAACTGAAGTTATGTTTGGTTGAGCATTTGTATATACAGTACCAGAAATTAATGCGTTAGCTACTTGACCAGTGATGTTACTAGCTGTTATATTACTTAAGTTATTACCAGCTCCACTAAAGAAATTAGCTATTGCTAGATTACCTAAATTAGCATTACCAGCAGATATATTACCAGTAGCAATAAATGTATTAGCACTGATAACATTTGCGTTAGTGATGTTACCACCTGAACCATTACCGGCAATGATATTACCTGCACTTAGATTACCGGTTATGTTTGCTGTGCCTGATATGTTTGCACCAGTTCCAGTAACTATCATAGTTGTATTACCAACAGCAGTTAAATTGATATTTCCATTTGCAGCCGGTATGTTTACATTACTATTGCCGTTACTAATACTTGCTCCACCACCTCCACCGCCTGATTGAGCTACCCAACTTAATGTGCCTGCACCATCTGTACTTAGTACGTATGCGTTTGTACCGCCACTGATATGTAAGTTACCAACAGCACCCAATGTTACGTTTGCTGTGGTTGTAAAATCAACTACACCAGTTACATTGCTTACTGTTAACCCAGTTAATGAGCCAACACTTGTAATGTTTGGTTGAGCATTTGTATATACAGTACTTGATATTAGTGCATTGGGTACTTGTCCTGATACATTACCACCTTGTATATTGCTTAAATTATTACCACTACCAGTAAAGAAGTTAGCTGTTACTGTATTACCTAATTGTGCGTTACCAGAACGAATGTTAGCTAAGGTATCATAAGTTACTACTTCTGATGATATACTTACATTAGACCCAAATGCTATTTCTGCATTACTTATATCCCAACCCATCCATGCAATCTTTGCGCTTGTATCATAGTAGTTTAATGCAGTACCAACATCTTTGCCACTATTAGCTACTGGGGCAGCTCCATTTGGTCCTGTTTGTAAATTAATGATTGGATCACTGATAGATAATGTAGTTGAATTTATGTACGTTAGTGTACCATTAACAGTTAAATTACCACCAAATACACCGTTTCCTGATACTGATATATCTGTTAATGTCCCTACACTTGTTATGTTTGGTTGAGCATTTGTATATATTGTGCCTGACACTAATGCGTTAGCTACTTGACCAGAGATATTAGCAGCCTGAATATTACTTAGATTATTACCGCTACCTGCAAAATAATTAGCTGTAGCTAGATTACCTAAATTAGCATTACTGGCTGTGATATTACCGCTAGCAATAAATGTATTAGCACTGATAACATTTGCATTAGTGATGTTGCCACCAGAGCCATTACCGGCAATAATATTTCCTGCAGTTAAATTACCTGTTACATTAGCTGTACCTGATATGTTAGCACCAGTTCCAGTGATAACAACTACGTTGGCATTACCAATAGCACTAAAGTTTATATTGCCATTTGCAGACGGAATATTTACATTACTATTGCCGTTACTAATACTTGCTCCGCCACCTCCACCGCCTGATTGAGCTACCCAAGATAGAGTACCTGCACCATCTGTACTTAGTACGTATGCGTTTGTACCACCACTAATATGTAGATTACCTACTGCTCCCAATGTAACATTAGCAGTAGTTGTAAAATCAACTACACCAGTTGCGTTACTTACTGTTAATCCTGTTAATGATCCAGTTGAAGTGATATTTGGTTGAGCATTTGTATATACAGTACCAGCAACTGTTGCATTAGATACTTGACCAGTAACATTACCACCTGTTATATTGCTTAAGTTATTACCGGCTCCACTAAAGAAATTAGCTATTGCTAGATTACCTAGATTAGCGTTATCTGTGGCAATATTGGCAAAGGTATAGTTAGCAGTGGTGTCTAGGTTAAACGGTTGTAACTTTGTAATTGCCATGTAGTAAATCTCTTATATGTTAGTCTATCTATGTATTTAATCCAATTTGACTACTAACATGTTACTAAGGTGTGATAATTTCAACCCAAGATGTTGTATCTTCATCCCAACTGTACATTTTACCGTCATCTGGCATTGGTGTAGGGGCTTCGTATAAGCATGTATCTTCATTTAATACCCAACTGTTAAATGGTTGTGGTGGTATAAATGCATCTCTAGTACTATCATATGTGTAACCTATACCAGCATAATTTTTACGTAATGGTGTGCCACCTTGTGTATGTACACCACCAGATGTATTATAGCTTGTTTGAATCCAGCTGTTTGGATCTCCAAATAGACCAGTATCTACTACATCCTGTTCTATTACGATTACTTGTGTTACGATGTTATTTTCATCTATTTGTGCGAAGTGACTCATTTTTATTTCCTTTAAGTTATTTATTTGTTTAATTGATTGGGAACGCAGTTGTTGGTGGAGTAAAGTTAGCAGTATAACGTGCATAACCTTTTGTAATGCGGAAATCATTAATATATCCTGTCATCGCATAACTTGTACCCGGAGTTGAATAGAACAAAGCAAGATATGCAAGTGCAGTTGTTACATTTTGTGAATCGGCTATTGAACTACCCGAAGTTGGCAAGATTCCATTTACATATACCTTGACAGTACCGGCTGATCTAACCAATGCTAAATATGTCCATGTGTTGGCAGTTATAGTAGATGAAGTGTTTGTAAAAGTATTACCAGCGTAATATTGAATTACCCCTGCTGAGGTTACACCAATTGCATAACCCGCATTAGTTCCCGCTATAGCAGTCGCATTGATATGAAAGAAACCTTGTGCGTAAGTTGGGCTTGTTGCGTAGAACCATCCTTCAATTGTAAAATCTCCAGTTCCCATTCCTAAACTAGTAGAGATGGGTGTTACCAACCAATCACCAGTACCATCAAAGTACATACTGCTTCCACCAAATTGACTTTGTGTAGTAGAAATCTGTGCATTACCAACTGTTTCTAAATTGTTCATCATTGCATTGTCAATGATACCAGCATTTGTCATATTAAGCAATAATGCGGTATTTGTTACTGCTGTTACTGGCTGTGATGGTGGTACAAAGTTACTGGTGTAGACTGCTGTACCTCTAACAAAACGATAGTTAGAAATATTACCAAACCAATCAGGACTAGTACCGTCTTGAGTTCTACCTATCTCAAACATATTAAATGTAGTAAAAGGTATACTTGAGGCAGCAGATGACGAATTTACTGTAATGTCTATCACACCATTTACATATACATAAAATACCCCTGCATTTCTAACCAAAGCAACATGCGTCCATGCATTGGGGGTTATAGTAGCCGCACCTTCAGAACCACTGCCTCCAAGCTCTGCACTGCCATTAGCTAGTAGGTACAAATTTATTCTGTTTGCCCCATTTGATAACCTAAACATTAATCTATTAGAACCATATCCCGCTGAAGGATAGTAAATACAAATTCCTCTACCGTATTGACTACCAGCATAACCATTATTATATACCCAGCATTCTATAGTAAAGTCTGCCGCATTTGTTGCTAGTGCTAATGCAGAATTTGCGGCAGTAACTAAATAATCCCCTACTCCATCAAAATACCCTGACCCACCAATTGTATTTGATGTGTAACCATTAGTTGTTGCAGTAGTAAAACCGAATGGGTTTTGTTGTGTTGGGCGACTATTGCCAACAGCAGTAATTGCAAAGTTGTTTGTGCTATTGTCAATGAATGTGGGTGATTGGCAGGTCAACAATGATGTGTTTGTGATTGCAGTAAGTGGTGATGTGGGGACAGTAATTGTTGTTGAGGTTGGGTCGTAAACATTAGAGCCAACAACCAATCTTGCGTTGGAAATATATCCAATCCAATTTCTTGAAACTATTCCACCTGTGTATCCTATAGCGGCAGAAGTTGTATAACTATATGTATCTGATACTGTTCCTGTACTTGATCTAACACCATTGAAAAATACTGTTGCTACGTTGCTTGAATTTCTTACAAAAGCAACATGGTTCCAAGTATTTGCGGATATTGTTGAAACAGTATAATTATCAGCCGCTACGCCATATCTGTCAAAAGAAAAAGTTGTAGAGTTATTAAGGTTACAATTTAATCCACCAGCAATAGCACTACCCGGCCCAATGAAAGACGATATTCCGCTAAAAGAACCTGTGTAATAAAACCAACATTCAAACGTCATTGCTCCTGTACCTACTGTAGTACCGGACCAAGTCAAATAATCTCCCGTACCATCAAAATAACCACTATAACTAGTTGGAGTTATTGATGATGGACTGAATGGACTAAATCTTTGTACACTTACATCACCAAACTTGGTAACAGTAAAGTTGTTTATACTATCATCAATTAATCTATTGTCAGCGCAGGTTAATAAACTTGTGTTAGTAATAGGTGTTAATGGTGTTGTCGGTGGAGTAAATGCCGATGTATATACTGCAGTACCTTTTATATATCTTAGATTAGAAATATATCCATAGAAAAAATTGGTGCCTGTATGTGTATATCTACCTATTGTAGGTATCAATGTTGTGTCATTAAAATTAGTGGTGTTGGCTGTCGCGGTTCCGGCAATACCATTAAGATATACTGTCACCGATCCACTGATTCTAACGACTGCAAAATGATTCCATGTACCAACTGTCCAATTATTGGCTCCACTAGAGATAACAGAACCCCCTCCGCTGGATGTACCAACAAAATTAATAGCGCCGTTGGATACAAAAATTACAAAGTAGTTAGTGCCGGACACTGCTTGACCATAAACTATACCACCGGCTGCAGACATCAAATCAGTAGCGTTAAACCAACCTTCAACCGTAAAGTCACCAGTACCCGGTGCAAAAGCAGAGCTAGCAGGAACAGTTAAATAATCACTACCATCAAAGTAGTTACTCCAGTTACCACCATAAGGACTAAACGTACCTTGCGTAGTATTACCATTACGAGTGATAGCAAAGTTATTTGTACTACCATCTGTAAATGTATTATTTTGTGCACCGTTAGTTCCATTGCCTGGTAACAATAATGTATTGTACATGAAGTATGGATCATTTGCGGCTGCCGTGCTAGCGCCTACAATTGTTATTCCACCACCTGATATTGTTAATCCTGTTAATATTGCCATAATTTACCTTAAAACGTTATTGAACCTGAACTGGTCCATTGATATACTCTATATCCACCTGCAGTGGTTATTGTTGGACTACCTGTTGTACTTGCAGCGGCAGCATATGTGTCAGCATAGCGAATGATTACGATACCAGAACCTCCGTTACCAGCTAAGCCCGTACCATGTGAACCACCTCCACCTCCACCGGTATTTACTGTGCCTGAGGCAGCAAAGCGATTAACGCCATTAGCAGAACTACTACCGGCACCACCTCCACCATTGCCACCGTCACCACCTGTTTGCCCAGCTAAAGCGAGGCTATTTCCACCTCCACCTCCACCACCGGAGTAATAAGTTGATGTCCCGGTAATACTAGACGCAGATCCAATACCTCCTGCGCCGCCGCCTCCTGTACCTAGATTCATAGAATTTTGACCAACCGCGCCAGCACCACCACCACCACCGCCGGCATACCCAACACCACTTTGAGCTGTACCTATTCCGCCATTGTTTCCTTGTCCTACTGTACCATTTCCACCAGAACCATTTTCTCCACTATTACCACCAGCGGCTCCGCCACCACCAGAACCACCTGAATTTCCAGTGCTAGCTCCAGAGGCTGCACCGGATCCACCACCTCCACCTACTGTGTTGGTTACTCCTGTTAGAGATGATAATGTTCCGTTACTCCCGAGTGTAGATGTTGAACCACTTGCGCCGGCACCTCCTGAACCTACTGTTACCGTATAAGGGGTGCCGGATGATATACTAGATAATGTTCCTGTAAGATATCCCCCAGCACCACCGCCACCCCCGCCGCCGTTAGGATTATTACCTCCACCACCGGCGCCGGCAACTACTAGATATTCTACTGACGGAGTAACTGCTGGACCATCACTACCTGCGATAGACCATCCTCCCGTTATTGTTACGCCTGAAAAAGTTAATGCCATTGTGTGTTTTATCCTATACTTAGAATGTGATTGACCCTGAACTGGTCCATACGTAAACTCTATATCCACCTGCAACTGTTATTGTCGGAGATCCAGTAGTAGCTGTTGCAGCCACATATGCATCTGAATAGCGAATGATTACAATGCCGGAACCTCCGGTACCCCCAATAGCAGCCGGGTATCCAGAGCCACCACCACCGCCACCGGTATTTACTGTGCCAAAAGATGCGTTACCTGACAAAGCACCGTTGCCGCCTCCACCACTACCACCATTACCAGCGGTTCCGCCATTTGACCCTGCGCCACCGCCACCTGCATATTGAGTAGCAGTTCCTGATATACTAGATGCGGTACCTGCGCCGCCGACACCACCTTGTCCCAAAACAGCAGTACCGCCTGAATTAGTTGAGCCACCTCCACCACCGGCTGCACTACTACTACCACTACCTCCTGATTGTCCCTCTGGAGGTGAATAAGAGCCAGAGTTACCTGATCCAGGTGAAGAACTATTTCTACCTGTTCCTCCACCTGAGCCACCACTTACACCTGCTTCCCCTAAATCGTATCCACCTCGGCCACCACCGGTTGCTGTTATTGCGCCAAAAACACTATTAGATCCATTAACTCCAGGACTTGTTTGATTTCCCCCGCCCCCACCTGCGCCGACGGTGACTGTAATTGGTGTGCCAATTGTAATAGCAAGCCCTGTATTAGTTCTATATCCACCGGCTCCACCTCCACCACCAATTTGTCCACCACCGCCACCGCCGCCAGCAACGACCAAATATTCAACCGAGGAAAGCGCCAGTAATGGCCAGTTTGATCCCATTAAATTATTACGTACATCCGTTAGTGACCACAGACCACTAGCACCAACCGGAGATGGAAATTGAGCCATTTTAACTTATATCCTCATAACTACATGTAACAATAAGAGTATTTGCAGTGCCTGCAGATGCTCCTAAACTATTATTTTCCTCCAAATAATATTGTGTATTTTTTTGTATAACTGTTACTGTTCCACCAGACGGTATTGTAACATTTCCTGCAATCGCAAATGCTGTACCACCAACGTTGGCTGCGTTATACCAAGCTACAGTTACGGAGGCTGTATTAGCTCCGTAATTAGCTACATTTAATGTGTTTACTTTTAAGCATTTGCCACTACCAGCCGCATTGTTTAATACCGTAGTTGCGCTTGTACTTGTTAGGTTTGCACCCGTTGTTTTACCATTGATTGTTGTTGCACTGATTATGTTTGGTGCTGCCATGTTATCCTCCGAATATTAATGAATAGCCTACTGCGGCAGCTGATGATGCTCCACCAGCGGTTAAATTGATTGTTGTTACTTCTATGTAACTACCATTTGCCGGAGCACTACTGAATGTTATATTAGCGTTAGCCAATGTATAATCTGTTCGTAATACTGTTGCTCCGTTATAGTTAACACTAGTTTGATTTATGCCAATTGGCGTAGTGCTTAAAGTAAATATTGTTTGTACACCGTTTCCAGTAAAGTTGTCTACAGTTACGTTTGCCGCATTACCACCACTTTGTGCTACCCAATCTAAGTTTCCTGCACCATCTGTCTGTAATACATAATTAGCAGTACCACCTGTAATAATTACGTTACCAACTGCACCCAAATTACTTTGTCCAGTAACATTTAATGTACCGGCTACATTAACTCCTGTGCCTGTTACTACAACTACGTTAGCATTACCCACAGCACTAAAGTTAATATTGCCATTTGCAGCCGGAATGTTTACATTACTATTGCCGTTACTGATACTAGCACCGCCTCCACCACCTGATTGTGCTACCCAACTTAATGTACCTGATCCATCTGTACTTAGTACATAACCATTAGTACCACCTGATATATGTAAATTACCTACTGAACCTAAGGTGACATTAGCTGTGGTTGTAAAGTCAACTATACCAGTTGCATTGCTTACTGTTAACCCAGTTAAACTACCAACTGAAGTTATGTTTGGTTGTGCATTAGTTGTTAGTGTACCTGTAAAATAATTAGCACTTACTAAATTACCACCAGTAATGCTTCCCCCAGATCCAGCACCAGCTGTAATATTACCCGCAACTAAATTACCAGTTACATTGGCTGTACCGCTAATGTTAGCACCTGTACCAGTTATAACTACTACGTTAGCATTACCCACTGCACTAAAGTTTATATTGCCATTAGCTACTGGAATACTGACATTACTATTGCCGTTACTGATATTACTTGTAGAACCACTAATAACAGTAGACCAAGTTAATGTACCGGATCCATCTGTCTGTAAATATTGACCATTTGATCCACCTGCTATGTGTAGGTTAGCTACAGCACCAAGAGTAACGTTAGCTGTTGTTGTAAAATCAACTATACCGGTTGCGTTACTTACGGTTAATCCTGTTAATGAACCAACTGAAGTTATGTTTGGTTGTGCATTTGTTGTTACGGTACCCGCAGTCGTTGCTGAATTGGCAGTTCCATAAAAGTTACCAATGAAATAATTAGCTGTTGCTAGATTACCTAAATTAGCATTAGCACCTGTAATATTACCTGTAACAGTTAAACTGGTTAATGAACCAACACTTGTTATGTTAGGTTGTGCATTAGTTGTTAGTGTACCGGTAATATAATTAGCAGATAATAAGTTACCACCAGTGATACTACCACCAGAGCCAGCACCAGCTGTAATATTACCGGCAGATAGATTACCTGTTACATTAGCTGTACCTGATATGTTTGCTCCGGTTCCAGTTATAACTACTACGTTAGCATTACCTACAGCACTAAAGTTAATATTGCCATTGGCACTTGGTATATTTACATTACTATTACCATTAGATAAACCTGCTGTTGTAATACCAGTTAAATATATACCATTACCAGTAAAGAAATTAGCTGATACATTGTTACCTAAACTAGCATTACCAGAACGAATGTTAGCTAATTCAGTGAATGTAACTACCTCTGAGGAGATACCAACATTACTACCAAATGCTATTTCTGCATTACTTATATCCCATCCCATCCAGGCTATCTTTGCGCTTGTATCATAATAATTAAGAGCAGTACCAACATCTTTACCGGTATTAGCAACTGGTGCAGCGCCATTTGGTCCTGTTTGTAAGTTAATGATTGGATCACTAATAGATAAGGTAGTTGAATTAATATATGTTAATGTGCCATTAACTGTTAAATTTCCACCAAAAACGCCATTACCTGATATTGATAAATCTGTTAATGTACCAACACTTGTAATGTTTGGTTGAGCATTGGTGTATACCGTACCGGATACTAATGCATTGCTTACTTGACCGGATACATTAGCACCAGCTACACTATTAGCGGTTGTAGCAAAAGATACTGCGCCGGTTACATTACTACCTTGAATATTACTTAAATTATTGCCTGCTCCACTGAAGAAATTAGCTATAGCTAGATTACCTAAATCAGCGTTACCTGCAGTTATATTACCACTAGCAATAAATGTATTGGCTGATATAACATTCGCATTAGTGATATTACCACCGGAGCCATTACCTGCAATGATATTACCAGCAGATAGATTACCTGTGACATTAGCTGTACCTGATATGTTTGCACCAGTACCGGTAATTACCATTACAGTATTACCAACAGCAGTAAAATTTATATTGCCATTAGCTGACGGAATATTGACATTACTATTGCCGTTACTGATACTAGCACCGCCTCCGCCACCTGATTGAGCTACCCAACTTAATGTACCAGATCCATCTGTTTGTAGCACATAGCCATTAGTTCCACCGGTTATATGTACATTAGCTACTGGTCCTAATGCTACATTACTTGCACCAGTTAAGTCAGCAGTACCAGTAGAAGTTATACCAGTTAGTGTACCAACTGAAGTAATATTTGGTTGAGCATTAGTATATACAGTACCGGATACTAATGCGTTACCTACTTGTCCAGAAACATTACTACCTGCTATATTGCTTAAGTTATTACCAGAGCCACTGAAGAAATTAGCTGTTGCTGTATTGCCAAGATCAGCGTTTAATGAAGATAGGTTACCCGTAGCAGTTACGTTATTGAACGTAAAGTCACCTGTTGTGTCTATGATGTACGGTTCTATCTTTATTAAAGCCATTTGTTATCCTGTTATACTATATTTAGTCTTTTTATTAATAGATCGGGAATGCACTTGTTGGGGCGGTGAAGTTACTTGTATAACGTGCATAACCTTTTGTTATTCTTAGATCGTCTATGTATCCTTGCCAATAATTTGAAAGAGAACCGCCATTAATATTAAAGCACCCAATTGTCAAGGGACAATCTTCGTCAGCGGTCCAATTAGTTGCAGTTGTAGCTACAGAAACACCATTTACATAAAATGTAGTACTAGTTGTACTACTTCTAACCAATGCAATATGCGTCCATGTATTTGCTGAAATAGATGTTGTCCCGCTTGTCAGAGTAATTCCGTTACCTATTTGAACAAACAAAACTCCAGACCTTAGTTCAATTTCATAGTTTGCGCCAGCACCCCAACTATATACCGCGCAAATAATGGTTCTATCACCGGAAGTAGTAGTTGGATATATCCAACATTCAACCGTAAAGTTAGATGTTAAAAATTTAGATAAATTATTTACATTTAATGTTGGCGAAAATAAATAATCCCCCGTACCATCAAAACTTACACTACTTCCGCCAAACTTAGTTACTGTCGTACTTAATTGTGCATCAGCAACAGTTTCCATGTTTGTCATCATTGCGGCATCATATACACCAGCACTGGTCATATTAGTTAATAAACTTGTATTTTGTATTGCGGTTAATGGCTGAGCCGGTGGTACAAAGTTACTGGTGTATAGTGCTGTACTTTTAACTACACGGAAATCACTAATATACCCTTGAAAATATGAAGTGCCGTCTCCGCCTATTAAATTAGTAGTTGTAAAAGAATACGCAGTAGAACCTGTAGATCCAGATTGAACTCCATTAATAAATATTTTTAATGTACTCCCGGATCTTGTTAATGCAACATGACTCCATGTATTTAATGTTGGTAAGGCGGCATCCGTTATATGCCAAGCGAGTCCTTGTATAGCAACACCTAAATTTGCATTAGCTCCATATTTACTTAGCTGGACTGCTCCTGTTGATCCCGAAGATATAGGCGCATTAGTTGCCCATGCTAGAGGATATACCCAACATTCTATTGTAAAATCAGCCGGAAATGCTAACGCACTATTGCTAGGTGCAGTTAAGTAATCACCAGTGCCATCAAAATAACCACTACCGCCAATTGTACTTACCGTATAGCCATTTGTAGTTGCACTTGTAAAACCGAATGGATTTTGTTGTGTTGGTTGACTATTACCTGAGGCAGTAATTGCAAATGCGTTTGTGGAATTATCAATGAATGTAGGTGATTGGCAAGTTAATAAACTTGTACCGGATACTGCTGTTAATGGAGTTGTACTTGGTGTAAAGGTTGAAGTATATACTGCAGTACCTTTTACTATACGTACATTTGAAATGTAACCGGTTACATATCCTTGAGGACTATTAGGATACGAGATACTAATACCAAGTAAAGTTCTTTCAATATTATTTGTTCCAGATCCCGAACCAACTGAGACACCGTTTTTATATAAAGTTACTGTTCCTGAACTACGAACGGCTGCAACATGAACCCATGTATTTACCGATAAATTTACAGAGTCATACAAATCAAAGTTACCCGAACCGGTACCATTTCCCAAACCAATATGTAATTTACCGGCATTGCCTCCAGCACCAGTGCCAAGAATAAATCCTTGGCCGCCACCAGTATTAAATGTACTGACAAATCCTACTTCTCCGCCGGGCGAAGAAGGAAGATATACCCAGCATTCAACTGTAAAGTCACCAGTAGCAAATGCATATTCAGAACTAGCAGTAGGAGTTAAATAATCCCCGGTACCATCAAAATAACCACTATAACTTGTTGGGGTTACTATTGATGGATTGAATGGACTAAAACGCTGTACTGAAACATCACCGTTCTTTGTGATGGTAAAGTTGTTTACACTATTATCAATCAATCTATTACTTTGGCAGGTTAATAGTACAGTGTTTGTAATTGCTGTTAGAGGTGTGGTTGGGACTGTATATGTTGTACCAGAATAAAGTGCAGTTCCTTTTACATATCGTACATTACTAATATAGCCATTTAAGAAATACTGATTTGCACCGTTCGCATAATAACGCCCAATAATAAATGCGTCTGTAGCATTCGCTTCAGTAGTACTTGAAAATTGACCTACTCTAGTTCCATTTAGATAACAACTACAATTATTTGCTGAAGATCCGGAACGTACCAATGCAACATGAAACCATTGATTTAACGGACACAATGTGCCGGAATAATTTGTGTTAATGGCCCATTCTAAGTAACCTGTATTTAGTATATTAATACTAAGTCCAGCAGCACTGGTACTGTTACGCATCCCAGCCAAACCACCATAATCAGATGCACTTGTTACGTATGCCCAACATTCAAGTGTTAGGTCACCCGTAGTGCTAAACCCTGTAATTGCAGAAGCAGTTAAGGAATCACCATTACCATCAAAGTAGTTACTCCAGTTACCACCATAAGGACTAAATGTACCTTGAGTAGTATTACCCGCTCTTGTTACTAAAAAATTATTTGTGCTATTGTCTAGGAAAACATTGTTGTTTACTGATTGATTGTTTTGTAATATTAATAAACTTGTATTGGCAATTGCTGTTAATGGCTCAGAGGGCGGTGTGAATATTTGAGTGCCGGTTGTTGTACTGCTTGTTTGATAACCAGCTGGGATTGATCCTTTTATTATACGAAGATCAACCAGGTATCCGTTAAGTGGAGTTCCACTATAACCAGTACCAATGGCTAATGTGCTAGTAGATGAAATATTTTGCGATCCGCTGGTTGCGTAACTAGAAAGATTGCCGTTTAAAAATCCACGTATAGTAGAACCACTTCTAGTATATACTAGATGATGCCATACCTTAGGAGTAATAGATCCTATACTATATGATGTGCTTGCTAAGAATAAACCAGAGCTATTGGTATTTAATGTCCAGTCAAAACCTGATCCATTGTAATCTGATGTTGCACATATCCTATCAAATGTACCTGTACTAATACTATTTGCGTATAACCAAACTTCTAAAGTGAAATCCCCTGTACCAAATGCAAAGACTGAGTTACCCGGCACACTTAAATAATCACCACTACCATCAAAGTATCCACTACCATAAGTACTATAACTACTGTTTGGAGTGAATGGATCAAATGAATTTACTGTGGTATTACCACCAACCGTTACAGTGAATGCATTGGTACTGTTATCTATAAATCTGTTAGATTGGCAGGTTAATAAACTTGTGTTTGCTATTGCTGTTAGTGGACTTGTGGGTGGAGTAAATGCGGCTGTATAGACTGCCGTACCTTTAACAACACGAACATTAGAAATATACCCTGTAACATACTCAAAATTACCAGCACCATTTCTGCCAACTGCAACAATTTCAGTTGAATCAGTAATTGCTAAAGCACCCATATCTAAATTCGGCCCTTTAACACCATCGACATATACATTAACCATTGCACCATTGCGTACGCCTGCAATATGATACCAGCGGTTTGTTGTTGCAACTGTGCCAAAAGTTGAGAAATACACTGTTCCACCATAACCTACTCCAACTATTGGGTATGATGAACCATTTAATCCAAGTACAAAACTCATTGAACCTTGATTACCACCGGCATCACATGTACCAATAAAAATTTGTTGAGATACACTTTGTAAATATACCCAACATTCTATTGTAAAATCGCCCGCACCCATAGTAAAGGCAACATTATCCGGAACACTTATATAATCCCCAGTACCATCAAAGTAATTACTATAATAACCGGGAGTATACGGATTAAAACTATTTGGCCTTGTATCACCAAAAATACTTACATTAAAGTTATTCGTACTTGCATCATCTACAAATGTTGTACTTGCACCGGGTATCAATAATGTATTATACTCAAAGTACGGATCATTGGCAACAGTAATACTCCAATTGATAGTTCTTACTGCACTACGATTTGTTGTTGCGGCCGTAGCGGTTAGTAATGTACTACTATCAGCAATAACAGTTGGTGTACCAGATATGTTTGCACCAGTTAATGATAATCCAGTTGGTAGTGCATTAGCACTATAACTAACTGCATAACCAGCGGCATCAGTAGCACTTAATGCTACATTAGAAATAGCACTATCCACCGCACTAGTATATGTTGTATTATTTGCTGGACTAACCCAAGTAACAGCATCAACATTGATTGTTAAACTAAAACTTCTTGTACTATCTTGTAATTGTGCATCGGTTGCTTGTATCGTAAATGAATATGTTGTACTACTACTATCTACTGGAGCTGTACCAGTTATAACACCATTGGCATATAATGTAGAACCAGTTGGTAATGAACCAGAAAATAATGAATAAGTTATTGGAGCATCACCACTAGCAACAACAGTATTTGATATACTGGTTGTCTCATAATAACTACCTAATGATCCAGCACTTGTTGTCCAAGTTGGTAACACACTATAGATGATACCAGGAATAAATATTGCCGTACCACCATCACTATTTACTACATATATTGTATATGTACCTGCACTCTTTGCAGGGCTTGTAAAAGTCAATTGATTTGGGTTAACATAAGTTACTACTGCTACTGCATTACCATCAAATGTAATAGTTGCGCCAGCTAAAAAGCCAGTACCGTTTATTTGTACAGTTTGTCCACCTGCTGGGTCTAATGCCGTATCATCTAAGCCACCAACACTATATCCAGAGATAGTTGGGGGTAAAGGTTTTAGTGCGTTAATGACACTTACGCTAGTTACAAGGTCATTTACAACTGAGGTTATACTCATGTCAACTCTGATCCAAATAAGTTAAAACTAACTGTAGTTGTATTAGCTCTTACTGTAACAACATCGGTTGTTGCTAATGTAATACCAATAGTCATTGTAATACTATCATTGGCATTTACGTTAGTGTCATATGATATGTACTGTGCTGTTGCAATTGAGGCGCCAGCTGGTCGTACTGCAACACGAAATGTTGCGGCACTTGCTGCCTGATTACAAATTACAATTGTACTACATACTGCTGAAGTTGATGCTGGTACTGTATATAAATCTATATTTGTATTTGCTGCCGGGTTACTTTGCCCTAAAACTTTATATGTGATTGCCATGTTATTTCCTTATGCTCCCATTAACAAGAATGGGCTTATTAAATCTTGTGCTGTAATTCCACCACCCCCAGCATTTCCAGCAGTAAATGTTGTTACTTCAATAGGTGCTGTGTTTGGCGGAGCAGAACTAAATGTGATTACATTACCCGTTAATGAATATACTGTCCTTGGTTGGAATGTACCTGCTATACTAACTAAGGTAGCGTTAGCATTTGCTGGTGTAGATGTTAATGTGTACGCTGTTTGTACACCATTACCAGTAAAATTATCTACGCCAATACTTGTTCCAGATGCGGCTGCCCAAGTTAAATTACCTGAACCGTCTGTACTTAATACAAATGTATTTGAACCGCCGGTTATATGCAAGTTACTTACATTACCTAAACTAACGTTAGCACCACTAAGTGCTATGTTACCAGTGATATTTGCATAGCCACTAATGTTTGCCCCTGTACCAGTAATAGTCATTACATTAGCATTACCAACTGCACTAAAGTTTATGTTTCCATTTACTGATGGAATGTTAACATTACTATTGCCGTTACTTATGTTAGATCCGCCACCGCCGCCACCTGATTGTGCTACCCAAGATAGAGCACCGGATCCATCTGTACTTAGTACATAACCATTAGTACCGCCTGTAATAACAACATTACCTACTGCACCTAAATTACTTTGCCCAGTAACATTTAATGTACCTGATATATTTGCACCTGTACCAGTTATAACTACTACATTAGCATTTCCAACAGCACTAAAGTTAATATTGCCATTTGCAGCCGGTATGTTTACATTACTATTGCCGTTACTTATGTTGGATCCGCTACCACCACCTGATTGTGCTACCCAAGATAGAGCACCAGATCCATCTGTACTTAATACATAACCATTAGTACCACCACTGATATGTAAATTACCAACAGCGCCTAATGTTACATTAGCTGTAGTTGTAAAGTCAACTACACCAGTTGCATTACTTACTGTTAAACCAATTAATGAACCAGTACTAGTTATATTTGGTTGTGCGTTTGTGTATACAGTACCTGAAATTAATGAGTTACTCACTTGTCCAGAAACATTACCGCCTGCTACTGCATTAGCTGTAGTAGCAAATGTTGCTAATCCAACTGTTATGTTCGCAACATTGGCGTCGGTTACAACAATATTACCATTCATGCCTCCGTGAATAGAGCATTGATATTTGTAATTACCTACTATACCATATGGAATTTTCCAATATAGTGTTCCTGCTATTTGACCTTGGGCTGATGTAGTAGTTGATACTGTTCCTGTAGTTGTAACATGTTCTAAACCAACACTATAGTTTGCACCACCACTTGTTTGAATTAAGAATGGGTGTCCTGATACATTCAAATTAAATGCTAATGTTTGACCACTAGTAACATATATCGCAGGATTGATAGTAGCACCATATTGATCAAATAGATATCCAGATGTTCCGCTAGCAGTGACATTTAGTCGTGTTGTGGCTTGTAGATACAACTCATCTGTCGTTAATCCAGCTGTATTGAATGTTGTAATATTACCAAACGTTAATGCACTCAATGCACTACCATCACCAGTAAAGAAATTAGCTGTTACTAGATTACCTAAATTAGCATTACCGGCACTAATATTACCACTAGCAATAAATGTATTTGCACTAATTACATTTGCATTAGTGATGTTACCACCAGAACCATTACCTGCAATAATATTACCGGCAGATAAATTACCTGTAACATTAGCGGTACCACTAATGTTTGCACCTGTACCAGTTATTACCATTACATTAGCATTACCAACTGCACTAAAGTTAATATTGCCATTGGCGACTGGAATGTTTACATTACTATTGCCGTTACTTATGTTAGATCCGCCACCGCCGCCACCTGATTGTGCTACCCAACTTAGTGTACCTGAACCGTCTGTACTTAGTACATATGCGTTTGTACCACCACTGATATGTAGATTACCAACAGCACCCAAAGTAACATTAGCTGTAGTTGTAAAATCAACTACACCAGTTGCATTACTTACAGTTAATCCTGTTAATGAACCAACACTTGTTATATTTGGTTGAGCATTAGTTGTTACAGTACCGGCAGTTGCAACATTTAAGTTAGCAACTTGTGTTGTACTTGTTACTGTGAACGGCGCTGTACCTGTTGTAACGTTACTTACTAGTATACTAGCTGTAACATTTCCACTTACTGCTAAACTTGTTAATGTACCAACACTAGTAATGTTTGGTTGTGCGTTTGTATATACTGTGCCGGCTATTAATGCGTTAGCTACTTGACCAGTAACATTACCAGCTGATATATTACTTAAGTTATTACCGGCCCCACTAAAGAAATTAGCTATAGCTAAATTACCTAAATTAGCATTACCGGCAGTAACATTACCACTAGCAATAAATGTATTGGCTGATATGACGTTAGCGTTAATAATATTGCCACCAGCACCATTACCTGTAATGATGTTAGTTGTAGTAAGATTACCTGTAATATTAGCACCAGTGCCGGTAACAACTAATATATTGGCATTGCCTTCAGCACTAAAGTTTATATTACCGTTAGCTAATGGGATATTTACATTACTATTTCCGTTTGATATACTAGCTGTAGTAACACCTGTTAATAACGAACCGTTACCTATAAAGTAGTTAGCATTTGCAAGATTACCCAATATTGCATTGCCAGAACGAATGTTGGCTAATTCGGTGAATGTTACTACTTCACTTGAAATACCAACATTAGACCCAAATGCTATTTCTGCATTACTTATATCCCAACCCATCCAAGCAATTTTTGCACTTGTATCGTAATAATTTAATGCGGTACCAACATCTTTACCTGTATTAGCAACCGGGGCGGCACCATTTGGTCCTGTTTGTAAATTAATGATTGGGTCACTAATTGATAATGTAGTTGAGTTGATATATGTTAGTGTACCGTTAACTGTTAAATTACCACCAAACACACCATTACCTGATACCGATACATCTGTTAATGTGCCTAAACTTGTTATGTTTGGTTGTGCATTAGTATATACTGTTCCGGAAATTAATGCATTGCTTACTTGACCGGATACATTAGCAGCCTGAATATTACTTAAGTTATTACCGGCTCCACTAAAGAAATTAGCAGTAACTAGATTACCTAAATTAGCATTACCACCTGTAATATTACCAGTTACCGATAGACTAGTTAATGTACCTACACTTGTAATGTTTGGTTGTGCATTTGTATATACTGTACCAGAAACTACACTGTTACCTACTTGAATATTTGCAACATTTGCATCAGTTACAACGATATTACCATTCATGCCTCCATGAACAGAGCATTGATATTTGTAATTACCCGTTATGCCATACGGAACTTTCCAATATAGTGTCCCTGCTATTTGTCCTTGTGCTGCCGAAGCAGTTAATACCGTGCCCGTAGTATCAACATATTCTAAACCAGTACTATAATTTGCTCCACCGCTTGTTTGAATTAAGAATGGATGACCTGATACATTTAAATTAAATGCTAATGTTTGGCCGCTAGTAATGTATATTGCAGGATTTAGCGTGGCGCCATATTGATCAAATAGATATCCAGAAGCTCCACTAGCAGTAACATTTAGCCGTGTTGTACCTTGTAGATATAGTTGATCAGTGGTTAATCCAGCAGTGCTAAAAGTTGTAATATTGCCAAAAGTTAACGCACTCAATTCACTGCCGTTACCACTAAAGAAATTAGCTGTTGCTAAGTTACCTAAATTAGCATTGCCAGAAGTTATATTACCTGTACCAGTAATTTCCCCACTACCAAAATCTAAGTTACCAACTGTTGCGTTTCCTGATATATTTAATGTACCGGCTATATTAGCCCCTGTACCAGTAACTACCATAGTAGTATTGCCAACAGCACTAAAGTTTATATTACCATTGGCAGTTGGTATATTTACGTTGCTATTACCATTACTAATATTACTTGTACTACCGCCACCGCCTGATTGAGCAACCCAAGATAGATTACCTGCACCATCTGTTTGTAATACATATCCATTAGTACCGCCGGTAATAATGACATTACCAACAGGGCCTAGATTTGCTGAATTTGTTAACAAAGTCAGTGAAGTTGTTACAGATAAGTTAGCGACAGTAGCGTTGGCAGAAACGTTCATACCGTTAACTGTATAGTTACCGGATGTCTCTATTCCTGATGGTTTAATTACTGTCAATGCCATTATATCTTGTCCTTATTATGTATTTAGTTCTTATTAAAAGATCGGGAATGCACTTGTTGCTGGTGTGAAGTTACTTGTATAACGTGCATAACCTTTTGTTATTCTTAAATCGTCTAGGTAACCATACAATGGAGCTGAAGATACGTCAGACATAATACCAACAAATAATGATTGTGTTGTTCCTGAATAAGTGAAACTGTCAGAAATAGTTGTACCAACTATTGTTCCATTAACAAAAAATCTTCCAGTGGAACCTGTTCTACAATATGTTACATGTGTCCAAGTGTTAATAGGTATCGCAACAGTTGTGCTACTAGCTTTATTTCCAGAAGTTGAATTAAAATACAATGTATATGGTCCAGTACCATTTAAATAAAATCCCCAAGGGCCAGTACCGGTAGAATTATTATAACCAAAACTAGCAATAGTTTGATTACCTGTTCCTGCAGCCGATGTTAAATATATCCATGTTTCTACAGTGAAGTCACCAGGCAATGAATATGCAGGATTGTATGGTGCTTTTAAATAGTCGCCCGTACCATCAAAACTCATACTGCTTCCGCCAAACTTACTTACTGCTGTACTTAGTTTTGCATCACCGACAGTTTCCATGTTATTCATCATTGCGGCATCGTATATACCAGCACTGGTCATATTGTTTAGTAATACTGTATTTTGCACTGCTAATAGTGGAGCTGCGGATGGTACAAAGTTACTTGTGTATAGCGCAGTACCGTTTACTACACGAACATCGGCAATATTTCCAGTCATAACATAATTTGAACCTTGACTACCAATAGTTGTACTTGTTATACCTAAATTATATGCTGTTGAATTTGTTTGAGTAGTACCTTGCTGTACTCCATCAACAAATATTTTCATACTTGTACCGCTTCTTGATATTGCTACATGCTGCCATGCGTTTAATGTTTTTGAAGTTGCAGGTTGATAATCCCATGCGACCCCAGCCCGACCCCAGCCATATCCACCGGTAGAAGGTGCATATCCAAAAAATAATCCGTTTGTTCCGCTAGCACTAATAATAAACCAATCAGTTGTTAATTGTGCTGGGTATACCCAAGCTTCAATTGTAAAATTGCCTGTACCAAAATTAAATGCCGCATTTGTAGGAATAGTCAAATAATCCCCGGTACCATCAAAGTAACCACTACCGCCGATTGTACTTACCGTATAGCCATTTGTTAATGCACTAGTAACACCGAATGGATTTTGTTGTGTTGGTTGACTATTACCAACAGCAGTAATCGTAAAGTTGTTAGTACTGTTATCTATAAATGTTGGTGATTGTAATGTTAATAAACTTGTACCAGATATTGCTGTTAATGGACTTGTTGGAACTGTTATAGTTGATTGTGTTGGATCATATACAGCCGTTCCAACAACAATTCTAAAATTACTAATATATCCCGTGTAGTAATTAGTTAAGTGAGCGCCAATTCGAAGTATTTCAGTATATGAATTAGTATTTACAACGACCCCTGTAGACGACCTAATGCCATTAACAAATACAGTAGTAGAGGATCCGCTTCTAACCCATACTATATGGTTCCAAGTATTTAATGAAATTGTCGAAACAGTAAAGGTAGTAGTTCCTGTACTATCTTGTATAGTAACGGTTGTAGAACTTGCAATTCTTCCAACTAATCTTCCGCCGACACTGTTTGTTGTTCCAAACACATACATATCTGCGGTCAAGGTAGTTGTAGCATATACCCAACACTCTATAGTAAATGAGCCTGTTGTAATATTAGTTGCAGGGCTTGTTGCTAATAGTAAGTAATCTCCTGTACCATCAAAATAACCACTATAACTTGTTGGGGTTACTATTGATGGATTGAATGGACTGAAACGTTGTACTGAAACATCGCCGTTCTTTGTGAGAGTAAAGTTGTTTATACTGTCATCAACTAATCTATTGTCCGCACAGGTTAATAGTTGTGTGTTAGTGATAGGTGTTAATGGTGTGGTGCTTGGGGTAAACGCACTTGTATAAAGTGCAGTTGTGTTATTAATACGAATGTTTGACAAATATCCTGTTATAAATGAGCTTCCACTAGAATATGCTCCGATTCCAAGTGCCTGAGTGTAATTAAAATTAGCAGATGTTTGAGATGCAGTGAGCGCACCATTTATAAAAAATCTAACGGTACTACCAGACCTTGAGACAGCAAAATTAACCCATTGATTTGTTACCGCACTTGAATTGCCGTTTAAAAAAGAACTTCCATCGTATGCGCCAAATCCACGCTGATATCCATATTCAATATACCAACCAGCTGAGCCATTCCCGCCAACCAAAACACCAAATTGAGAGGTAGAGAGTAAATATACCCAGCCTTCAATAGTAAAGTCTCCGCTAAAGTTTGATATTGACGCAGATGATGGAGTTGTCAAATAATCACCAGTACCATCAAAGTAGTTACTCCAATTACCACCATAAGGACTAAATGTACCTTGAGTAGTATTACCGTTGCGAGTTACAAAAAAGTTATTTGTACTGTTATCTAAGAATACATTATTGTTTACTGATTGATTGTTTTGTAATGTTAATAAACTTGTATTTGCTATTGCGGTTAGTGGAGCTGAGGGTGGTGTGAATGTTGTTGTGTAAACTGCGGTGCCTTTTACTACACGAACATCGGTTATATAACCATTAAAATAACGATAACCAGATTCAAATGGAAATGCTCCAATCGTTAAACCAATTGATGAATTTGTTATTGCACCCACACTTGCAAAACCGCCCGGATTTAGCAAAGTTCCATTAAGAAATGCGTATCCGACCCCAGACGACACTGTCATGGCAACGTGATACCAAGTATTTAATAAAGTAGTTGATGTATAATCATAAAATTTTTCCGTAGAAGTTGATCCAGTGGTATTAAAATAAAATCTAAAGACTGTAGCACTTATTCTTCTGACACCAAAACCTTGGGCCCATGATCCATCAGTGTAATAATACCCTTTAAATATCAAACCACCATCAGAATTTGATTGTGAAAAAAACCAAAATTCTACAGTATAATCTCCCGATCCCATTTCAAATGCCGCATTGTCAGGAATACTCAAGTTGCTACTGCTGCCATCAAAGTATCCACTACCATATGTACTATAACTACTGTTTGGCACGAACGGATCAAATGAACTTATTGAAGTATTACCATTAACTGTTATAGCAAAGTTGTTTGTACTGTTATCTATAAATCTATTAGATTGGCAGGTTAATAATTGTGTGCCAGATATTGCAGTTAATGGTGTTGTAGGTGGAGTGAAGGCTGATGTATAAACTGCTGTTCCTTTAACCATTCTAAAATTAGATAAATATCCTAAATACGGATATGTGCTACCATCTGAATTAATACCTATATACACCGATCCAGTAGTACAAGTATAATTAGTGCTATCAGTATAGTTAGACCCTGATTGTGTTCCATTGATATAAAACTTGGTAGTACCCGATGATCTAACCAAAGCCACATGGATCCAAGTGTTTGTTGTTATTGCGCCGGCGGCTGTAGTATTTCTTGCATTACCATTTTGACCCAAGTTATACAAAGTTCCCGCAGAATCAACCCATAAAATTAATCTGCCAACACTATTGCCATCCACAACATCTAAAATTTGCCTATAACTTACTAAAGATGTTTGATAAACCCAAAATTCAACAGTAAAGTTTTCGGAACCCATACCAAGTGAAGTGTTATTTGGTACTGTTAAGTAATCACCAGTACCATCAAAATAATTACTATAATAGCCCGGTGTATATGGATTAAAACTATTTGGCTTTGTATCACCATTAATAGTTACCGCAAAGTTATTTGTACTAGCATCATCTACAAACGTTGTACTTGCTCCCGGTATCAATAATGTATTATACTCAAAGTATACATCATTGGCTACACTGATAACCCAATTGATAGTTATAGATGATAACTCACTTGTAGTATTTGCTGTTGCTGTTAACAATGAACTACTATTTGCTTCTACAGTAGGTGTTCCTGATATGTTTGCACCAGTTAAACTTAATCCAGTTGGTAGTGCATTAGCAGTGTATGTAATTCCCGAACCAACAGCACTAGTTGCACTTAATACTACATTAGATATAGCACTGTTAGTTGCACTGGTATATGTTGTTCCATTAGCTGGACTAACCCATGTTACTACATCAGGGGTAATAGTTAAACTAAAACTACGATTAGTATCTTGTAGTTCCGCATCTGTTGCTCTAACAGTAAATGTGTATGTTGTAGGGCTTGATAACAACTCACTTGTACCAGTAATTGTTCCATTACTATTAAAAGTTGCACCAGGTGGTATTGATCCACTAAACAAACTATATGTTATTGGTGCATCACCTGTTGCAGTAACTGTTTGATTAAAACTAGCAGTTTCATAAACATTTCCCAAACTACCAGCGGCTGTTGTCCATGTTGGTACACCACTATACTGAATACCCGGGATAGCAATCGCAGTTCCACCATCTGTGTTTATAACATACAATACATAACTACCTGCACTGTTAGCTGGACTTGTAAATGTAATAGTTGTAGAACTTACAACTGATACTACACCCACTGCACTACCATTAATCAACACACTTGCGCCAACCAAGAATCCACTACCAGTTAGTGTAATAGTTTGTCCACCTGCAGGATCGGCTGCAGTGTCATCTCCTGGATATCCTATAGTAGATACTTTTGGAGTGATAATTGTTGCTCCAGTAACTGTAACGTTACCTAATATTAAATCATTTTGAACAAAAGCATTACCAAATTGATTAGATGTATTACCTAAACTAGTATTAGCCGGTGGGTTAAAAATATTTTGATTTTTTAACTGATAGTAATCTGCCATGTTTTATACCTTAAACGTTTGTTAATATCCAACCTTGGGCAGCATTATAATATACCAATGTAAATGCTGAACGGTTAGTTGTTACTGTCATATCTGACGCTGTTCCTTGAATGTTACCACCATTTCTTCCAACTGTAATTGCATGTACACTTGCATTGCCAGTACCATCAATGATACCAACTTCAGTACCTAATGACGGGCTACCCGGAAGTGTAACTGTTATATTAGAAGTATTGGTGTTAACTATATATTTTGTGTTTGCTGATGCTGAGGTGTTTGCTGTAATTTCTACATATGTGTAACCAGCTGCTCCATTGCCGCCGCCTCCACTACCCAAATTAAATGTCATTACTTCAATAGCGGCGCCACTAACTGGTGCACTACTTAACGTAACGTTTGCTCCGGCAACAGTATATGCTGAATGTAATTGACTTACACCATCAATATTGATAATTGTATAATCTTCTGATGTTGGTGAGGTAGTTAGTGTAAATACTGTTTGTACTCCATTGCCAGTGAATGTGTCAATTACTATATTAGATCCGGCTGTTGCTGCCGATATCCAACTTAGTGCACCAGCACCGTCGGTACTTAATACATATCCGTTAGCACCGCCGGTAATTACTACATTACCAACAGCACCCAAATTAGTTTGTCCGGTAATATTCAATGTGCCTGATACATTAACACCGGTACCGGTAATTACTGCTACATTGGCATTCCCGGCAGAACTAAAATTTATATTGCCATTAACTGCTGGGATATTTACATTACTTGTACCATTAGATATACCAGCAATGCTACCACCCTGACTAGCCCAAGATAGATTTCCAGTACCATCAGTTTGTAATACATAACCATTAGTGCCGCCAGTAATTTTTACATTACCAACATCACCTAGATTTGCTAAACTTGTGACACTAATATTTCCAATAAAGTAATTTGCCTGCACGTTTGCATTAGCAGAATGCAATGATATATTTCCGGTCGTGAGGCCGTTCTTTACGTTAAAATATTTAAATGACACAGTTCCATATTCCCTGTTTTACGAATTGTATTATATTTATCCCCCATTTAAGGGGGATAAATTTGATTAAGTTTTGATGTACGTACTAACTAAATTGACTTTTAAGTTTGCACTAGCTCCAGTCGCATACACCGATACATTTCCGGATACTCCGTTAATATTACTTGATAATTCAATAATATCAGCAGTGTTATTACTACAAATGCTACCATAAATTGTAATATAAGCTGTAGTACCGTCATGTATCAATAGTGTTTCTACTGATTGGAATCCATCATCACCTGATGCACTAATAATATATTTCGCTGTTCTAAATGTACCTGGGGCAAATTGATCAACAACTGTATTAGTAGTTACTACTACATTTGAACGATTACTTGTTAATCCACCGTTAAGAGCAACATAGTTAGCAGTTAAGTTACCAAAAGTAGTTGCACCTGTTACTATTAATGTACCTACATTAGCAGTACCAGCAGTGCTTATGTTACCACCAGATATATTACCAGTAACATTAGCTATACCACTAATGCTTATATTACCGCCGGATATGTTACCGGTTACATCTAAACTTGTTAATGTACCAACGCTTGTGATATTTGGTTGAGCATTAGTTGTTACTGTGGCCGCTGTACCCGCCGTTGCTACATTTAAGTTAGCAACCTGAGTAGTAGATGAGACTATGAACGGTGCAGTACCAGTTGCTATTATAGAAGTAAATGTATTAGCAGATATATTATTAACATTACTAATATTACCACCTGAACCAGATGTTGTTATATTACCAGCAGTTAAATCCCCAGTAACATTTAATGTGCCTGCTATATTAGCACCGGTACCAGTAATAACAACTACATTGGCATTGCCAGCAGAGCTAAAGTTTATATTGCCATTAACTGTTGGAATATTTACATTACTTGTTCCGTTACTTATACCTGATGAGTTGACTGAGACAAAAGACAATCCACCAGAACCATCTGTACTTAATACTTGACCACTTGTTCCACCTGATATATGTAAGTTAGCTACTGCGCCTAATGTAACATTAGCTGTAGTTGTAAAATTAACTACACCGGTTGCATTGCTTACTGTTAATCCAGTTAAACTGCCAACACTTGTAATATTTGGTTGAGCCGCAGTTGTTAGTGTACCTGTAAAGAAATTAGCACTTACTAAGTTAGCGCCAGTGATGTTACCGGCAACTAAATTACCAGTGATATTAGCTGTACCAGATATGTTAGCACCAGTACCAGTAACCACCAATGTAGTGTTACCGGCTGCAGTAATATCAACGTTACCATTAACTGTTGGAATATTTACATTACTAGTTCCGTTACTTATACCTGATGAACTTATTGAGATGAATGACAATCCACCTGAACCATTTGTGCTTAGTACTTGACCATTAGTACCGCCGATAATTGTTATATTACCAACTGCCCCTAAATTACTTGTACCAGTAACTGCCAAAGTCCCTACATTAGCTGCTCCAGCTGTACTTATATTACCACCAGATATATTACCTGTTACAGTTAAACTTGTTAGTGTACCAACTGAAGTAATATTTGGTTGAGCCGCAGTTGTTAATGTACCTGTAAAGAAATTAGCACTTACTAAGTTAGCGCCAGTAATGTTACCACCTGAGCCTGCGCCTGTACTGATATTACCAGCACTGATGTTACCGGTAACTGTTAAATTACCTAATGTTCCAACACTTGTTAAATTACTAGTAACAATATTTGCATTCAATGCAGTACCGGTTAAGTTAGCCGCATTAGCAGTAATTGCTGTGTTAGATGCCGCTGTTAGTTGACCTTGTTGATTAACTGTAAATGTTGCTACAGCATCACCACTACCGTATGAACCAGAAGTAACTGCTGTATTACTAATACTAAATTCATTGCCAGTTAATGTCAATCCTGTACCAGCTATGTATGAACCAGCTCCAGAGAATTGTACCCAAATAATTTGTGTTGTACCAACTGTTATTGGTGTATTTGCAGTAGAAACCCAACCTGTATCTGCATTATATGTACCTTGTTCAACAAAGGTAAATGCTCCTGCCATTTCAGTACCAACGTCAAAATCAGTTGAACGTGTTAATATGAAGGGAGCCGCACCTGAACCAACTTGTGTTACTACATAGATACCATTGAATGCGGCTGATTGTGTTGTAGTATTAACAAATGCACCAACTTCATTCTTTATCAAAACACGTTCATTGAGAGATGGAGTTGATCCGTCAATACTTAATGCGCCGTTTGAAGAACTAGTAATTGTTGCTCCAACACCACTTGTTCCATTATTGTATGTGTATCCACTACCAAAAATACTTGTTGTAGTAGCATATACTACTGATGCCTTAGGATCTAGTCCTTGGGCAACACTATCAACATATGCTTTAGTAGTAGCATCAGTATCATTAACTGGTGTAGCAAGACCTGTAATGTTAAAGCTATTCATACTAACATTACCACCAAAACTACCTGTTCCAGTTGCAATCAATACTGCTGTACCCAAGTTACCAACGTTAGCATTACCGGTAACACTTAATACACCGGGTGTAGTTAAATTACCAACGTTAGCATTGCCACTTACAAGTAATGATGTTAGTGTACCCAAACTAGTAATGTTACCCTGTGCGTTGCCTGTTACTGTGACTGCGAATGTTGCATTACCAACAGTACCAGTAACATTTGCACCAGCAATATTTGTTAAGCCTGCACCATTACCTGTAAATATACCTGTATTAGCGGTAATGTTAGCGGCAGTGATGTTTCCATTTACGTCAAGACCAGTTAATGTACCAACACTAGTAATATTAGCTTGTGCGGCACCTGTTACTGCTACTGCTAAACCAGCTGTTGCTACATTTAAGTTAGCAACCTGTGTTGTTGAAGTAACAACAAACGGTGCTGTGCCAGTAGTTATAATAGAAGTAAATGTATTAGCAGATATATTATTAGCACCGGTAATGTTACCAGCTGAACCAGCTGTTGTTATATTACCTGCAGTTAAATTTCCAGTAACATCAAAATTACCAGATACATTTGCACCAGTACCAGTAACTACTAATGTAGTATTACCGGCTGCTGTAATATTAACGTTACCGTTAACAGCTGGAATATTTACATTACTTGTACCGTTAGCAATTCCTGAGCCTGCTGAGATTGGTGCCCATACTAACGCACCTGAGCCATTTGTTTGTAGATAATATCCGTTAACACCACCAGTAATAGTAACGTTACCAACATTACCTAAATTACTTGTACCAGTAACTACCAGTGTTCCTAAGTTAGCTTCACCTGCAGTACTTATATTGCCACCGGATAAATTACCTGTTACAGTTAAACTTGTTAGTGTACCAACACTTGTAATATTTGGCTGAGCATTTGTATAGACTGTGCCGGCAACTAGTGCGTTACCAACTTGTCCAGATACATTTGCACCTGCTATATTACTTAAGTTATTACCAGCACCAATAAAGAAATTAGCGGTAAGAGCGTTACCCAAATTAGCATTGTTTGCTGTAATATTACCGGTTGTAGCATCTAGTAATATATTACCAGTTGTTATACCTTGTTTTACATTAAAATATTTTGTAGTCATTTTTGATCCTTTTAATCTGCTACGTAAACGCCCAATAAATTCACCGTTGTGTTAGCTGAGCCAGTTGTGGCTAGCAACCTAACATTTCCGGAAATTACATTCGTTGACAATGCTATAATATCGAACCCTACAGTAGATAAACTACCATATATAGTTACATAACTATTAGCACTATCGTGTATCAATAATACTTCAACAGCTTGATATCCGTCATCACTGTTGACTCTCATTGTGTATTTAGCTGACCTGTATTTAATGACCGGAAAGCTATCAATTACTGTATTTGTTGTAACAGCTATTGGTGTTCTGTTACTATAGATATCACTGACTTTTAAGTTTGTTATTGTTGCTGTATCATTAACAATCAAATTACCTCGGGCAGTTACATTTCCTGTAGTACTTCCCATTGAAATATTAGCTATTAGACCAAAATTAATATTACCAATTGCTGTAGTAAAAATACCAGCATCACCGCCACTAACAGCTACTGTACCAGTACTTAATGTTAATAACCCGGCAGTTGACGATATATTTCCAGTAATACTAGCATTGCCACTAGCAATAATATCACCCGTCACATCAACATTAGTTCTATTAATAGTTGCTACTATATTAGCTGTACCAGAACCGCCTACTATGAATTTTACTGCGCTAGGAATTTTACTAGTTCCTATAACTAAATTACCACCACGTACATATAGATATCCGTCATCTGGCGTTAGTGCATTACCTAAACTATTTGTTTGAGTACCGTCCCATGCACTACCTGTAATACCCATATTGATATAGTTGTTTACACTATTACCATTATCTGAGGTTAATGCAATGTCAGTACTAGATGTTGCTCCGGTATTGATATTTTGAAAATTTATCTGTGACGCACTATTTAAGTTACTAGTAAATTGTACTATAGTGTTTGGAACAGCAGTAAAACCAGTAACACCTGCCTGCAATGCATTTTTACCATTAATACTGTTGCCAGAAAATATACCATTTGCGGCACTTATATTAGCTGTTGTTAATGTATTTGTTACAGAATTAAACGTAAGATTTGCGGTTGCACCAAACTCATTATCATTATTAAATTGAATTTGTGTATTGCTACCGGCTGGTACACCACCTATGTCCCATGCCGCCCCGTTTGCATATAATAAATGATCGGTTAGTACATTTCCGGCTGATATATTACTTGTTACTGATAAATTACCTAATGTTCCAACACTAGTGATATTGGGTTGACTTGAACTTGTACTATCAAATACGCCATGGAAGAAATTAGCAGTTACAAGATTACCTAAATTAGCATTACCGGATGATATATTACCAGTTAGACTTAATGAAGTACTAGTGCCTGGATAAGCTGTGGTTTGAGTTGTGGTATCCGGAAATACAACATTTCCGGTACTATCAAAATTCCAAACTTTATTACCATTATCAGATACTATATCAACATCTATGTATGAAGTAATCTTAGATGTAAAAACATTACCTGAGGTATCTATAACCTCGGTGAGTTCATCACCCACCGAGAATCCATTTATAGAATTAAACCATCTAATTGTTGCCATATTATGTAATCAGCAATAATTAAATTGTCCTAATCTGTGTAGTCCAAGCAGTACTGTTACTACTAGATGGTGTAGCTTGCAATAATACATTGCCTGAAGCAACATTAACTGCTAGTGTTCCTGTAGTAGTACCAATACGAACTGTTCCGTAAATTACGTAATCTGCATCAGTACCATCAGTAACAGCTAATACAGTTGCTACACTATATTTTGATCCTGCTGAATCATATCCTTTAACTAAGAATTCAACACCTGTCACATTAGAACCAGTTAACTGGAATGTAGCAATTGTTTGATTAGCAGTAATAGATGTAGTACTTACTGTGTTTGCAGTAATTGATGTATTACCAATACCCAATGTAGTAACAGCAAATGAGTTTGCACTTAACGAACCGGTTGAAAGATTTCCAACTGTTACATTACCTATCTTAGAAACACTGAATTTACTTGCACCGCCAACTTGCAAGTCCATCAATAATGAGCCTGCACTAGAGTTAGTGTCAGTTATATTTTCTAGTATACCAGTAAATGTTGCTGAAGCATTATTCCAAGTTTGACTTACATTTATAGCTGATTTACTTGTCGTTATAGTTCCAGTTGATAGTTGTGCTGTATTTCCTACAAAATTATCAGCGTTAACGTTAGCTGTTGCGGTAAATGTATTTGCAGATACTACATTAGCACCAGTAATATTTCCACCAGAACCAGTTGTACTAATGTTACCAAATGTACCATTACCAGTTGCAGTAACTGCGCCGGCTGTACTAATATTTCCACCAGATATATTGCCAGTTGCAATAATTAGACCAGCTGTACCTAAATTACCTACGTTAGCATTACCAGTAACATCTAGTGTTAAGTTAGCCGTTAATACATTAGCAATAACATTTCCTGTTATTGTTACTGATGTACCAGTTGCCGCACCAATATTAGGTGACGTAAATGCTGCGCCAGCCGGAACATAAATGTTACCATTACCGTCAAACGCTGTTGTTGGGTTAGGGTTACCGTCAACCTTAGCATTAAACTGTGTGCCTATTAATACTAAACCAGCACTTGTATTAGCAGTGAATGAGCCAGCACCAGAGAACTGTACAAATACAATATCAGTTGTACCAACAGTAACTGGTGAGTTAGTTGTACATACCCAACCAGTATCAGCATTAGTTGTACCATATTCAACGAATACAAACGCACCTGGTATCTCACCACTTGGTGATGCACTATCAAAGTCAGTTGTTCTAGTAAGTACGTATGCAGCCGCACCTGAACCTGCAGCAGTAACTACATATATACCATTATAAGGTGCATTAGTTGTAGTTTCATTTTTAACCAATACTCGTTCGTTTATGGAAACTGCAGATCCATCAATTGACAATGCGCCAACTGCGTTACCTGTAATTGTTGCTCCTATGCCACTTGCACCGTTATTGTAAGTGTAAGCAGGAAGTCCGGCTGCTGTAGCATATACTACAGATGCTTTTGGATCTAGTCCTTGAGCAACACTATCAACATATGCTTTAGTAGCGGCATCATTATCTAGTGTTGGTGTAGCAAGATTTATAATTTTCTTACTAGAAACACTAACATTACCGGCACCAGTTGGAACTAGTATAACATCATTGTCACCGGGTGCGGCAGTTAATGTTAACGTAGTAGTATTAGAAGTTAATGTAGGTGATACCAATGCAAGTGCATTAACGGTGACACTAGCATTGATACTAGAGGTAGTTATATTTCCAACACTTATGTTACCTGTACCAATAATTTGACCATTACCAAAACCAAGATTACCAACGTTAGCATTGCCAGTCGTTGTAATTGTATTAGATCCGGCAGCGATAGTACCAATAATGTTACCAGCAGTTATATTACTTGTAGCAACAATATTACCTGTAGAAATACTGACGTTAACTGTGCTATTACCAACATTTAATACATTGGCTAAATTAGCAGTATTAGATGTTTTGTCAAAAGTAAATCCAGTACTTGAATTTGCAAAGCTATCATCATTAAATACAATTCCAGTATTTGAACCAGGTATTGTAACATTACCTGTGATATTACCACTGAAGTTACCACTAAAGTTATTAGCAGATATAGTACCAGTAGTAGTAATATTTGCATTAATAGTTAATAGATTTGAAGACAATACCATTAAGTTAGCTATTGGTATATTACCATTAGCAGGGTCAGCAATGTTGAAAGACACATTACCGTTTGGTGTTGTAGTTACAGTTGTATTACCGTTAACAAGTTTATCGGCTGCAATAGCAACAACACCTGTTAATTGACTACCGTTACCTAAGAAGTAACTACCAGTCACGTTACCAGTTGCAGTAACGTTACCTGTAACAGTTAATAAATTAGTACTATTATTGAAAGTGAAATTAGCACTAGCACCTAAGTTTCCGTCACCGTCATTAAATTGAATCTCTGTGTTTGCGCCAGCTGGGGTAATAAAGTCCCATGGTGTTCCATTTGCATATAATAAATTGTTAGTACGTAGGTTACCTACATTTGCTGTATCAGTTACAAATAAATTGCTTGATACATTTACAAAGTTTGCTGTAGCTAGATTACCTAAATTAGCATTGTTAAATTGAGCATTACCAAGAACAGTTAGTAGTTGAGTACTATCATCGTATATTAAATTACTAGAATCAGTTAATACACCACCAGTACCAGCAAATGTTACTCTAGTTGATGTTAATGCGTTAGAACGCAGGCTGTTAGCAATTACATTACCACTAAAGTTTGCTGTGTTACCTGAAAGTTCTAAATTAACTGTAACATTTGGAGCTACTACATTACCAATAAAGTTAGCTGTGTTACCTTGTATATTAAGACCAACGTTTGCATTACCACTTACAAAAACATCAGTTAAGAATGTTGTATTTGAAAGTGCTATACCACTAGCATTTGATGATATATTTTGATCACCAATAAGAATACTACTACCACTTAGAAATAAATCTTTCCAACGATTTGTCGCATTACCCAAATTAAACGTTATGTTGGCTGAAGGAATTAAGTTTCCAGTTGTTGTACCAGAAATTTCTAAGTTACCAATATTAGCTAAACCAAGTGTATTTAAGTTAGCACCTGTAATATTAGCATTTGCAGTAATATTAGCACTAGCATTAATATTACCAGTGACATTTACTACATTGGCTAGATTAGCGATACCATCAACATTTAATGAAATTAGATTACCAACATTAGTGATATTTGCTTGATTAGAACTTGTACTATCAAATACACCATGAAAGAAATTAGCAGTTGCAAGATTACCTAAATTAGCATTAGTAGCACTAATATTACCAGTAATAGTTAATAGGTTAGTACTAGAGTTAAAGGTAAAGTTCGCACTAGCACCAAACTCATTATCATTATTAAATTGAATTTGAGTGTTACTACCAGCTGGAATACCACCAATATCCCAAGGTTGACCGTTTGCGTATAACAAATGGTCTGTGCGTACATTACCAACATTTGCGGTGTCAGATACGTACAAATTGCCTGTTAGGTTAGCATTAGTTGTGGTAATGTCACCGTTTGCTAGTATAATATTGGCGGCATTTTCTCCTACTGAGAAGCCGCCAATCGAGTTAAATGCTTTGATTGCCATGGTAATGTCCTTTTATAAATGTATTTATGCTAGGTATAATAAAGTTACTTTGCATATTGTATAATCATCAGATTATATTTGGTTAAATTAGTAGAATCCGGAGTCACTACCAATTGTATCGTATCAGGCGATCCTGCCTGATAATTCACTGAAAAACTTCCCACACCACCATTGATGTAGAGTCCTGAATACTCATTAAATACCACCTCAGTTCCTAGAACTGCGGCAGCTATTTTTGCTGTTTGTCTGGTGTTACCTGCTACATCTGTGGAAATAATAGTAAAATCTATAGCTGATAAGTTGGCCAATGATGTTGACCACAATAATTGATTAGGTGTCGTAGCGGCTGTAGTAGCAAAATAAACAGTTGATTGATAAAATTCATTATCTCCTACACCCATTCTGAACGTATTTGCTATAACATTATTGGCAATAGACGTATTGCCCAAATTAGCATTAGCTGATGTAATATTACCAGATGCATTAAGCGTTACTGTAGATATTAAATTAGCCCCGGTAATATCACCGCTAGGGCCAGTGGTAGATAAATTACCAAATATGCCATTATTACCGGTAATATTACCTGTAGCATTAAATGTAGTAACATTTGCTGTACCAACTACAGTTAGTAAACTTGTAGTTTTATCAAATGTAAAGTTAGCACTTCCACCAAATTCATTAATGTCGTTGAATTGAATCTGTGTATTGCTACCGCCGGGCGTGCCACCAAAATCCCAAGCTGAACCATTTGCGTATAGTAAATTATTAGTACGTACATTACCCACAGTTGCAGTATTAATTACAGATAAATTGCTTGATACATCTACAAAATTAGCGGTTGCTAAGTTACCTAAATTAGCATTATTAAACTGCGAATTACCTACAACAGTTAATAAATTAGTTGTTTGGTTAAATGTAAAGTTGGCACTAGCACCAAAGTTAGTATTGCCGTCATTAAATTGAATCTGCGTATTAGATCCTGCAGCCTCTTGTAAATCCCAAGGTTGACCATTTGCATATAATATATTGTTAGTACGTAAATTACCTACATTTGCTGTATCAGCTACAAAAAGATTACCTGATATATTTCCAGAATTTGCAGTAACTGTGTTAGATGATACATTAGACGTAATATTAGTAGCAGTTAAATTACCTGTAACAGTTAAATAACCAGATACGTTTGTTCCGGTACCTGTAACAACTAGTGTTGTATTGCCGGTAGCAGTAATATTAACATTACCATTAGCAATTGGAATGTTTACGTTACTATTACCGTTTGCTACCCCTGAACTATTTAAGTTTGCTAAATATCCACCGTCACCAATAAAGAAAGCACCAGTGTTGGCAACAATATTTCCACTAGCTGTTAGTGAGGTTGTTACGTGTATATTTCCAGAACCATTTGGAGTAAGAAATATATTACTGTTAGCAGTAATAGTACTGATAGTAGTATCAGTAAAGTTTAGATTACCAATATTAGTATTACCACTGATATTACCACTGGGTTGATTAGTTACACCAATCAAGCCTACATACTGATAACCTACAACATAAACACTTTTACCTGTAATAGGGCTGGCAATCTGAGTTGGTACATTTGCACCGTTGAAGTTTAATACACCAGATTGATAATCAAAGAACCATGTATCATCTCTTCCAGAACCAGCTTGGAATAATTTAGTACCTGATGTTTGTGGATTAGTTACACCAGTGTTGGCTACATATACTTGTACAAGATAGTTGTCGCCAAATTGAGTTGGTACCCAATTAATTTCGTTTGTCTTCCACGTTTGATTGTCAGGGGCGGTTAAGTCTTCAGTACATTCTACGCTAGGGCTAAAACTCCCTACACCATCTTTATAAACTTTAATAATACTAGTTGTTGTGGCAGGCGGATTTCCTGTAATCTGGTCACTCTCCATCCAAACAAGATCGCCACGATATAGTAATGGGCTAGGGATACTTTCATTGAAAGCTTCTTTAACTGTTGCTTCTGCAGTTTTGGTTACAGCGTAACCAACTTTTTTCCACAGATAGTCAATCTTTTGTGATTCGTTAAACGTTGCGGCCATTACGTTGCTACTCCTATCTGTAAATCAGTTATAGTTTGACCGGCTGCCAACGCAATTCTAATTAAAATATTATTACCAAAACTATTAGCTTGATTCTGTGACCCAAGCGTCATAGTATATCTTACATTTGTTATCTGTGTATTCAATGGTATAACATCTGATCCAGTTAACGCACATCCGTTAGTACCAGCTGGGTTTCCACCTGTAGCACTATTACCCGGTACTCCCGCACCGTTATATTGTTCATATCCAGTTAACCATCCGTTAATAGTACTAGTGGGTCCTGGGAATCCCGGAGTAGGTGATGCGAATCCACCCTTGTCAATTGTTGTGCCAGGTGCCGCTACCCATAAGCCTGATATACCAGTTGACCCTGTAGTTAATATAATATCAAAATTAGCTAAACTAGTTCTTACAAATGCAAAAGTAAAATACTGTAACCCTGATCGTCCTGTAGCTAAGTCAGGTCCAATTGGTAAATACCCAGTAGATAAATCTACAGCATAATGTTTTAACACACCGTATCTAACAACTGCTTCTGGTGTACCTGCAATAGTTTGAGCACCTGACCATACATTGCTAGTATAATAATTTGTATTATTACTAAAGACTGGTGTATTACCTGCTGTACTCATTACTATACGAATAGCAGGTTGTGTATTACTTGCTACATTAGCAGGTATATTTGCTTCATTAAATCCAGAGTTGGCGCCAGCATACATTTGTATTTTAGTAGGCAGTTGAATTGTTGTGCTAGTACCAACAACGTTGAATATATTTGCCGCTAATGTTGATACTCCGTTAACTGCACCGTTAACTAATACGTTGAGATTACCCATTGAATAGTTAGTTGATATACCTATGTTAGCTTTAACATTTGATCCAGTCAACATAGAGTTAGCACTATTATCAATCTGTGCTAATGTTTTAGTTTGTGTAGATATAACTGATCCAGAACCTTCATATGATGTACCAGATGCTACCGTGAATGGGTCAGCACTACGGAATGTTTGTCCTGTAAAGTTTTGTAATTCTAAATTAGCGACTGTAATTGCAGGAGATCCAGTAGCACTATAATATGGAATACCTGAAATGTATCTAAATGTTCCTGAAGTAGCAGTAACCATCGCTGTATTCGTAGTAACTAAGGTTGGTGCAGAATTTAAGTTGTCTTTTACCATTCCAATAGTATTAGTATTACCTGTAGTTGAATGACGTAATTGGAAATCATTGTAACCATTACCTAAACTAGCTAGTGTATTGCTAATCGTAGCAGAGAATACTTTGTAGAATCCTGTAGGAACAGCGGTATTTGCTACATGTAAATCTCTGTCGGCTGATACTACTAATGAACTGTATGTTCCAACAGCATTTCCACTAGTACTGAATGAAGTGTTGCCGGCTTCTGCATTATTTACATAGGCAGTTAATGTACCGGTAAGTGCTGTATTTGCATTTGTTACTTGTGTGCTGGTTGATACTGGTGTAGTTGTAGCTATACGGGTAACTGCTGTACCATTAGCTAATATATTTCCGCCAGTATTATCAGCCGCTCCTGCCGCTAATAATGGGCTAGTACCTTGACTAGCTGTAGCGATAGTAACATTAGTGAAACTACTTAGATTAGAAGGAGCTGTTGGATTAGCTAAAATAGTAATATAATTTGTTTTTGTATTTGTATTACTTTGTAACGTGGTGCCTGGAGTACCGTTTGCTTGTAATGCAACTGTTTTACCACCAATAGTAGGTGATCCATAATCGTTAAGATATGAGTGTGTAATATTAGCACGACTTGTTACACCACTGTTACTTGTAGTGTCACCCCATGACCAATTAAACACATTACCAGTAAAGTTAACGTTAGGTGATGTATCATTACTGAAGTTAAACAAGCTTCTATCACGACCTAAATAGTCAGTAAACAAGTAACCAACTTGAGCATTAGAAGTATATCCTGTAGCGTCAGTTTGAGTATTAGCGGTTCCTGTAAAGTTAGCTCTAACTTCTGGTTCAACTGTAATTGTAATATTACTAGATATGAACGGGCTAGTACTAAATCCTGTATACAATGAAAGATTTGCTACATAACTTACTGTGGTAGCCGCATTCTGTTGTACTGAACTTAACGCAAATGCATGAGTAATATTAGCCGCTCCTGGGTTACCAGCAAGTCCAGTTTGAATATTAATGTTACTATTAGCTGTACCATCTCCCCAACGGAAGTTATATAATTGTTGTGCACCAAAACTAGCAGTATTACCTGGACTGCCAGGAGTATCATTTCTGAAACTAATTACACCACCTGAGGTAGCAAGATAGTTAATAGTTGAAGTAGAATTAGCTGTAAATGCCGGGCTTTGCGGAGAATATACTTTAACATTAGTATTCGCTGTTGTAACACTATACGGAGGCGCATTACCTGCTGTCTGGTTTGTACCAGTTAAATTAATTCCATATATAGAATCAACATTGGCAGAATTAATGTATTGATGAGAATCAGTTGTCCATGAATTACCAGGATTAACAGCAGTATTGCCATCACCATAATTAATTGTAAATGATGTAGCATACAAACTTGTATTAGTTAATGTAACATTACTACCAGTATCTAAACTAGTTGGACTAGCTGTAAATGATGGTATTGGTAATGGTGTGAACAGTGTTATGAAATTAGTATTAATTGAAGTAGCGGTTGAGCCTTTTGCTCCATTGGCTGCATTACCTCCATATGTACCATTTACATTGAATGCTGTAAATGTAACTGTAAATTGTCCACCTAATACATTACTATATGTTTTTGTAGGATTACGTAAAGTGCTAGTTGTGCCGTCACCAAAATTCCAAAGATAATTAGTAGGATTGCCAATATAGTTTCCAGTAAATGCCACTGATAACGGACTAGGCCCTGATGTTACATTAGCACCAATGTATATATTACCTACAAAAGTATTTCCAGCAATATTTAAACTAACCTGATTCAAATCATCTAATCCATCAGTAACATATGTACTAGTAGTCCATCCGTTATACGCAACATTAGTTGTTAAGTCACTATCAGATGGTGTACCTAATGGAATAAGATTACCTGTAACTCCGGCTATGCTACCACCGCTAATCCAAGACAGGTTACCGGTGCCGTCAGTACCTAATACGTATCCAGTAACTCCTCCAGTAATATGTACATTAGTAACATTACCCAATGCTACATTAGCTGTGTTTGCAAAATTTATATTACCAGTAGATGTTAAACCAGTTAGATTGCCCACGCTTGTTAAATTACTAGTAGTAATATTTGAATTTAATGTTGTGCCTGATAAGTTAGCGGCATTAGCAGTAATTGCTACATTACTTGCGGCAGTTAACTGACCTTGTGGATTAACCGTAAATGTAGCAACAGCATCGCCGTCACCATATGAACCAGCCGTTACTGCTGTATTAGATATACTAAATTCAGTACCATTTAATGTTAAACCAGTGCCTGCTGTGTATGAACCTGCACCAGAGAACTGAACAAATATAATTGGTGTTGTGCCCATTGTAACTGGTGAGTTTGTTGTACAGACCCAACCAGTATCAGCTAATGTTGTACCATGCTCAACAAAAGTAAATGCTCCTGGAATTTCACCACTCGGTGAACCGTTGTCAAAATCAGTAGTTCTAGTTAATACAAAAACTGAACTAGCACTTCCTGGATCAGTAACTAGATAGATACCGTTATAAGGATCATTTGCCCCTGTTTCATTTTTAATTAATACACGACTGTTAATACTTGGATAACCACTATCAAGTGTTAATTCTCCATTACTAGTTGCAGTAATAGTTGCCCCGACACCGCTTGCTCCGTTATTATATGTATATGCTGGAAGTGCTGTTGTACTAGCATAGGTTACAGATGCCTTAGGATCTAGGCCTTGTGCAACTAAATCAACATATTGTTTTGTTGCGGCATCTTGATTATTTACAGGTTCAGCAAGACTTGTAATGTTCCTGTTGTTCATGTTTACATTGGCGCCAAAACTACCTGCACCAGTAGCAATTAAATTAGTTGTTCCTAAATTAGCAACATTAGCATTACCAGTAAAGGTAGCTGTATTACCCGTTAAATCAAACGCAAAATTAGCATAGTTTGCTTTTACTAAGTTACCTAAATTAGCATTTGCTGAAGTTAAATTGCCACTAAAATTAGCAATATTACCATTGACTTCATATGCAACGTTTACATAATTAGCTATTGCCAAGTTACCTAGATTAGCATTTAATGAAGTTAAATTACCAATAAAGGTAGCAGTATTGCCTTCAAGGTGATAAGAGACATTTACATAATTTGCTGTTGCTAGATTACCTAAATTAGCGTTACCTGAGGTAAGATTAGCAGTAATATTTGCATTACCGTTTACTAGTATTCCAGTAGATGAAATAACAACTACATTACTAACAGTGTCTGAACTTATATTAATATTTGCATTTGCATCTACTATAATGCTACTACTACCATTTACGATACTAGCTGTATTAGAATTACCTGTACCTATTACAGTAAACGTACCACCTAATGGGTTTGTTAATGTAATTCCGTTTGACCCTGACGTAATAGTAGATCCGTTTAGGTCAATTGTATTACCTGATATATATAAATCATTCCAACGTTGTGTTGGACTACCTAAATTGTATGTTAGATTAGAACTTGGTACTAAATTTCCAGCAACAGTTAAATTAGATTCTGTTACAGTTAATGTTGTGCTACCATTAGCAGTAAGAGTTATATTACCGTTTACTAACGGAATTTCTACATAACTATTACCATTGGCAAATCTACCTATAAAATTACTAGCAGTTACATTGCCAGTTGCAGTAATATTTCCGCCAATTATAACAACATTAGATACTAGATTACCTATAGTTAAATCTGTTAAATTACCTACGCTAGTAATGTTTGATTGATTACTTGCGGTAACATAACCAGAGAAAGATGAATAGTTTGCATTTGCTACATCTCCGGTAACATTAGCACCTTGGATATTACTTAAATTGTTTCCTGATCCAATAAAGAAATTTGCAGTTACTGCATTACCTAAATTAGCATTTAACGAAATTAAATTACCACTGAAGTTAGCTATATTACCATTTAGATCATATACAACATTTACATAATTAGCGGTAGCTAAATTACCTAAATTAGCATTATTAAATTGTGTATTTCCTAATACTGTTAATAAATTAGTAGTATTATTGAATGTTAGATTAGCACTGGCACCAAATTCACTATTATCATTAAATTGAAGTTGTGTGTTATTTCCGGCTGGGTTTCCACCTAAATCCCAAGGACTACCATTTGAATATAATAAATTATCTGTACGTAAATTACCTACGTTTGCTGTATCAGTTACAAACAAATTGCTTGAAACGTTTACAAAGTTTGCTGTTAGTAGATTACCTAAATTAGCATTACCCGAAGTGATATTACCATCAACTGTTAAACTTGTTAAGTTGCCAACACTTGTAATATTAGGTTGAGCATTTGTATATACTGTACCTGCAACTAATGCATTGGCTGCTTGACCGGTAACATTGGCTCCATTAATTGATGATAATCCAGAACCGTTTCCTGTAATATTAGTAACAGATAGTGTATTAGTATTGTAATCAAATGTAAAGTTTGCGCTAGCACTAAATGCGTTATTATTATTAAATTGAACTTGTGTATTACTACCAGCCGCATTAGTTGTGAATACGTAGGGTGTACCATTTGCATATAAAATACTATCTGTTTTAAGAGTACCTGTAGTAGTATTACCCTGAACGGTTATTCCCTCAGTAGTGATAATAGCTACATTAGATGTGCCATTTACACTGGCTGTAATATTACCACCAACTGTTGCAATATCTACATTACTATTACCATTACTAATGGCTGATCCGGTACCAGGAGGTGACCATTGAATTACGCCATTACCGTCTGTAGTTAATAAATATCCAGAACTACCACCTGTAATTGTTATGTTAGATACTGGTCCTAAATTACTTAACCTAGTAACGTTTATGCTTGGAACTGTAAGTAGATTAGTTGCAGCCTCAAATGTTAAATTTGCACTACCGTCAAACTGTCCATTACTATTATATTGTAAGCTATTATTAGGACCAAATGGGTTTCCACCTGCATTAAAAGGTCTTCCATTGGCATAATAATAATTAGCGGCATATACACTATGTACAGCCACGTTACCATTGGCATTTAATACGTTAGTAATTATATTGCCATTGGCATCAATTACTGGTACAGGTGGTATACCTACTGAGTATCCACCGAACGAATTAAAGTTATCTACTGCCATCTAGTATCCTGAATAATAGTTATTATATATTTATCTTTTCCTAGTCAGTAAAAAGCATGAAAAAAGCACCCTGGAGATCTTTTTCTCTAAATACAATATGTTAACAAGACAACCATCAAGACCACTATGTGAAAATTGTAAAGTAACATTGGCAAAGGCTAATGGTATAAGCAAACATGGCTTTAATAAATGGCACAAGTATTGTGTTGAATGTAGTAAAGCCGCATACAATCCAAAGCACGGTTATCTATTACATAAGAAAAATAAATGTGAGAAGTGTGGTTTTATACCAGAAGATAAATGTCAACTTGATATTGTTTATAAAGATAACAATAAAAAGAATAAAGAAAAAAGTAACTTGAAAACACTATGTGCCAATTGTAATAGAGTGTACCAAAAAAAATTAAAAGAAAAACAAAAATCTATATTAGATATTACTGTTGACACTGACTATACGTTATAGATTACCAGTGTCTGTTGATGGGAACGCTCTGCCCTCTCCCCATATAATTCGTACTGCACCCGGGCCGCCTCTTCCAGCATTAGTATTTTGGGCGCCACCTTGTCTGCCCCCGGCGCCACCTCCTCCGTAATAACCACCCATTTGATAAGTGGTCTCTGGGTAATTAGCGGCAGTGTAAGCAGGATTTTGACCTTGTCCATATGGATATCCAGCGCCTCCGCTAGATCCACCGGCGCCTGCAGCACGGCTACCGACTCCCCCTGCTCCATTAGATCCTTGACCATATATACCAACACCACCGCCCGGCCCACCTGACAGGACACTGCCGCTAGCTCCACTAGCTCCTCCACCTCCACCTCCACCTGTACCGGCGGCGCCGTTAACGGCTGCACCACTCAAACCCGTGCCTCCATTACCACCATTACCAGAATATCCACCGGCGCCACCGGCACCTGGAAAATAATTTGTGGTGCCACCACTTCCGCCATTACCGCCTCCGTCGCCAGTATAGCCACCACCACCTCCACCTCCGCCAAAATTTGGAGTTGCTCCTCCTCCACCAGCGCCTAAAACTAAACTAGAATTATTAAACCAACTTGATTCGCCACCACCACCATTATAGTTTCCACCACTAAAGAACCCACCTCTTCCACCATTTCCAACTACAACAGTATAGCTTACACCCGGAGTTACTGCAATATTGTTTTTCCAACCTAGACCGCCACCTCCACCACCCGGCGCCCAATCAACTGTAGTATTTGCTAACGCTCCGCCACCCCCGCCACCTACTGCTACTGCACAAACTGATGTTACATTAGGTGGACATACCCATGAATATGTCCCGACTGCAATAAATTCGGTCTGCGCAGGAGCTGTATATGTAACTGTTAATCCAGCTGGTAAAGTTATACCACTAATTATCATTATAAGTTACCAGTATTAGTTGATACTTCAAATACTATTGGCATAATTGTTATTCCTTAAAAAATTGTTGCTTAACCGTAACTTGCGGCTGCTAGATAACCTCTTGCTGTACCAACACCAGTAACATCAGTACCTACTACACCCGTATTTGTTACTAGGTTAGTTATTGATTGCCGGCCGGCTCCGCCAGTAGTGCCATATCCAAATATAGCCTTATCAGTGCCATAACCTGCAGCAGCTGGATATAATCTAGCAGTACCTACGCCAGTTGTATCATTAGCAACTACACCTGTGTTTGATACTAGATTGGTTATTGCTGTTACACCACTATTGCCTTGTCCATATCCGAATATAGCTTTATCACTACCATATCCTGCAGCCGCTAATTGATTTCTAGCAGTACCAACTCCGGTAACATCTGTTGAAACTACACCGGTGTTTGATACTAAATTTGTCATTGATAGAACACCGGATGCATCACCATAACCAAATATAGCTTTATCACCGCCATAATCTGCGGCTGTTGGACCATTTCTAGCAGTACCAACACCTGCAGTATCATTAGATACTACACCTGTATTTGATACTAAATTGGTTATTGACTGATTGCTAGTACTATAGCCATATCCAAATATAGCTTTATCTGTACCATATCCGGCTGCCGCTAAACTATACCTAGCAGTACCAACACCAGCAGTATCATTTGCTACTACACCGGTATTTGATACTAAATTGGTTACCGATTGATTAGTGTAAGTAGGAGGACCAAGTAGACCGTATCCAAATATAGCTTTATCTCCCCCATACCCGGCGGCTGCAAGAGCCCATCTAGCAGTACCTACGCCAGTTGTATCATTAGCAACTACACCTGTGTTTGATACTAAATTGGTTATTGATGTTGGTCCAGCACTTATATCACCGTAACCAAATATAGCTTTTTTACCCACCGGCGCTACATATGGTTCAATACTAATCCCACCTGATATAGTTGCACCTTCAAATATTATTGGCATAATTGTTATTCCTTAAAAAATTGTTGGTTAACCGTAACTTGCGGCTGCTAATCCATATCTTGCAGTACCAACGCCTGTAGTATCTGTTGCTACTACACCGGTGTTTGATACTAAGTTGGTCATTGATAATCCATCACCACCACCTAAATAAGGATTATAACCATATCCAAAGATAGCTTTATCTGTGCCATAACCTGCGGCTGCAAGCCTTTCCCTAGCAGTACCTACTCCAGTTGTATCACTTGCAACTACTCCGGTATTTGATACTAGGTTGGTCATGGATAATTGAGAGCCAACACCATTGCCTCCATAACCAAAAATAGCTTTATCAGTTCCATATCCGGCAGCGGAAGGATATTGTCTAGCAGTACCAACACCTGCTGTATCAGTTGCAACAACACCTGTATTAGTTACTAGGTTAGTTATCGCTGTATTTGTCCCGGTATATCCATATCCAAATATAGCTTTATCAGTGCCATAACCTGCGGCTGCTAGATAATATCTAGCAGTACCTACGCCTGTTGTATCAGTAGCAACAACTCCGGTGTTTGAAACTAAGTTAGTCATTGATACTGCTACAATAGTATATCCATATCCAAATATAGCTTTATCAGTACCATAACCAGCTCCCGCTAAAAGCCATCTAGAAGTACCAACACCTGCGGTATCTGTAGCTACTACTCCGGTATTTGATACTAGATTAGTTAGTGATACAGTAGTGCTACCATTATTTCCATATCCAAATATAGCTTTATCTGTGCCATAACCTGCGCCTGCAAGATATCGTCTAGCAGTACCAACACCTGTTGTATCAGTTGCAACAACACCTGTATTACTTACTAGGTTGGTCATTGATACAACAACAGTTGTCAATCCATATCCAAATATAGCCTTACTACCCGCCGGTGGTATATACGGTTCAATGCTAATCCCACCCGATATAGTTGCACCTTCAAATACTATTGGCATAATTGTTATTCCTTAAAAAATTTATGAGCCGTAACTTGCGGCTCCCACATAACCTCTTGCGGTACCAACTCCAGTAGTATCAGTAGCAACAACACCTGTATTTGACACTAGGTTGGTCATTGATTTATTAGTGTCTCCATATCCAAATATAGCTTGACCAGAACTACCAAAATTAGTGGCTGCAAGATAACCTCTAGCAGTACCAACTCCAGTAGTATCAGTAGCAACAACACCAGTGTTACTTACTAGGTTAGTCATAGAAACACCAGAAGCACTTGAGTTCAACCCATATCCAAATATAGCTTTGTCTGTGCCGTATCCTGCCGCAGCTAATCCAAATCTAGCAGTACCGACTCCAGTGGTATTATTAGCAACGACACCTGTGTTGCTTACTAAGTTGGTTATTGATACTCCAGTAGGGAATGAGGTAGTTCCGTATCCAAAAATAGCTTTGTCTGTGCCGTATCTTGCGGCTGCTAGTTCACTTCTAGCAGTACCGACTCCAGTAGTATCAGTAGCAACAACACCAGTGTTACTTACTAAATTTGTTACTGACGTACCAAATCCATATCCAAATATAGCTTTATCTGTTCCATAACCAGCGGCCGCTGGATAAGCTCTAGCAGTACCAACTCCAGTAGTATCAGTAGCAACTATCCCTGCATTACTTACTTTGTTGGTCATTGATACTTGAACACCTGTATTTCCATATCCAAAAATAGCTTTATCACCTCCGTAACCAGCGGCTCCCACTCCATATCTAGCAGTACCAACTCCAGTTGTATCTGCGGCTACTACACCTGTGTTTGATACTAAGTTAGTCATTGACAGATTAGAACCATTATACCCATATCCAAATATAGCTCGTATTCCAGCCGGTGGTATGTATGGCTCAATACTAATCCCACCCGATATAGTTGCACCTTCAAATATTATTGGCATATTATGTTATCCTTTATGTTATTTAGCAAAAAAACATAGTATACTAATAAGCTATTACTATATGTGTAAGACATTTTTAGCCAACAAAAAAGCACTACGAATAGTGCTTTATTGTAACTTCCCATCCCAAGGGTTGATTTTAATCTCTATCGTCACTCATACCTACATAGTATAATAACGTTAAACCATATATGATACACATTAATGGCAATCCATAATTAATAAGCATTGCAGGTAAACGCTCATCAGCTAACATACTATTAACCATGGTAGGATCATTCACAGGTGTTGCCATGATGTGTGCCATAGTATCATATATTTTATTCAATACTAAGTAAGCACTACCACCTAACACACCTAAACCACCGGCAATTGTTTTACCCATATTGTTTCCAAATCCTTCAGAAATTCCTGAACCAGCATCAGCTTTGGCTAGTGCTTCAGTTTTCTTTTTAGCTTCTTCAGCACTTTTACTAGTTTTCAAAATGTTAATTAATTCATTTTTTCTACTCTGTGCTTGTTTATATGCTTGTTGCGCTTTAGGAGATGAGGCTAAAAACTTATCTAATAAACCTGATACTTTTGATTGTAACCATTCTCCAATACCCTCATCAAGTTGTTGTTGTTCACTTGCTTCATTGATGAGGTCTATGTAATTTCTAAATAAGTCCGTACTCATAATAATTCCTTTAATATATTTATGCTATCTTACGCTTTTTGCCACCAAGTTGCCAACCATCATCTAAGTAACTTTGTAGTACATCCTTCTTTACTTTCTTCTCTGTATTGTCTTTGTTGATACTTATATTACCAAGTACAGCGTTGGCTACATTAGCTCCGTGTGTCTTTACTTTTGCTACACCTTTTTGTGTTATAGAACGCTTTAGTTTTTCTTCTTCACTCATAGGACCTTTAGATTTACCTTTAAGTGCTAAACTTTGTTTTTGTTTTGTTTCTTCACTTGCTATATAACCTGCTCTACTTTCTTTCCACTTAGCAATAGTTTCTTCTGATTTTGGTGCTCTTTGTAATGCGGCATTTCTTAAATTTTTTCTATGTTCATCTGTTATTTCTACTCCACCTTTATTCCATGGTACAAGATTTTTAGATTTCATAATCTTTGAATGATTCTCAGCGTGTTCTATTCTATATTTTTCATAAACTCTGGAAGTAATTGCTGATGAGTATCGTTGATGTGTATCTCCTATTGCCCTCATACCCATCAACGCATATATCATTTTACTTCGTGCTTCTCCATCAGTCATTTTAACTAATAGCCAATGACAAATGAAATGCTCACGGGCTGATAGATATGTTAGATTAGATTTATCATTAGACCCGCCTAAAGATTGAGGCATAATATGATGCCGTTCTCGTCCGGGTGCTTTGCTCCAATTACGAGAAACTGAACGGTCTATAAATTTATGATATAGTTTGGTATATTTATTTTCTTTGTACATAATAGTATTTATGCCAATACTTGACATTCTACTATTATATCATAAAAAAGAGTGCCGAAGCACCCTTTTGATTGCAGATTGTCCCGAAAGACAATCTGATGTACCCAATTTCACTGAAAAGTTAAATTTTGTACTGCTATTTCGCCAACATAGTCGGCAGCATTACCAAATGAGCTGGCCGTATTCGTTAATTCGATGTAACCATATCTGGTCATAAAACTAACTACTGGTTCGAATGTTGATGGATCCAATACAACTCCACTGCTCATCAATGGAATGTATGGGCAATAGAATGCGGCTGCATCAGTTTCGCTAGAACCTTTATAACCAACTAGTACTGGAATAGTATCAGCGGCATAACTGTCAACGAACACACGCATAGCGCCGTTCAATGTACCAACAAACTTAGTGTTAGTTGGAGCTTCGAAT